ACCGCAACGACATTGCCGTCTTCCGCGCCGGCGTTCTCTTCGCGAACTGGCTGAGGAAGACGGCGTGACGACCCCACACGGAGAAACGACCCCATGACCACGACGACCACGCCTCCGACGAACAGCGCGCCGCCCGCGGCGCTGCCGAAGATTCCCGACGTCTCGGCCGACCGCGCCGCGGCCCAGATCATCCTCGAGACCGTCGAGTCGACCGCGATCGCCACGCAGGCCGACCGCGACAACGTCTTCGCCGCGATGAGCTCGGCGCGCTCGATCGAGAAGGCGATCGAGGAGAAGTTCAAGCCGCCGAAGCAGGCGCTCGACTCGGTCAAGCGCTGGATCCTCGACGCGGAGAAGGCCGCGCTCGCGCTGCCCCTCAAGGTCCGCGATCTCGCCACGCGGAAGCTCCGCGAGTACGACGACGAGCAGGAGCGGATCCGGCTCGAGACGGAGCGTGTCGCCCGCGAGGCGGCGCGGAAGGCCGAGGAGGACCGAAGGCTCGCGGAGGCCGCCGAAGTCCAGCGGACCGACGGGGAGGAGGCCGCGATGCAGGTCCTCGCGGAGCCGATCCCCACGCCTGTCGTCGTGGTTGAGGACACGAACGAGCGCGCAGCGGGCGAGGGCCGGACGATGCGGTGGAAGGCGCGGATCCTCGACGCCACGAAGGTCCCGCGCGAGTGGTGCATTCCCGACGAGAAGGCGATTCAGGCGCACGCGCGCGCGACGAAGGGTCGCGTGCCCATCGCCGGAGTCGAGTTCTACAGCGAGCGCGACTACAGCGTCCGCTCGCGCTGACGCAAACCCAGGACCCGAACGACCCCGACGACAGGAGACCACGACCATGACGTCCACGACGACCCAGGCGAACGTGCCGGCCAGCGTGCCGGAGAAGAGTCCCGAGAACGGCGATCGCCGCGTGGTGCCCAAGCCGGGCGATCCAGTGCACGAGAACACCCTCGCCCGCATCGTCCTGAGAGGCGATCTCTCGACCCTCAACCCGACGGAACTCGTCACCTACTACTACGCGATGTGCAGGACGATCGGGGCGGATCCGCTGACCCGGCCGTTCGACCTGATCGAGATGCCGGACGAGAAGGACAAGAAGAAGACGCGGGTGATCCTGTATCCGAACTCGCGGTGCGCGAGCCAACTCCGCGCGAACCATCAGATTTCGTTCGAGAAGCCCGAGATCGAGGAGAAGCACGGCTGCGTCATCGTCACGATTCGCGCGACGTTGAACGGCCGCACCGACTTCGACACGGGCGCCGTCCCGACGATGAAGCCCGGCGGCGAGTGGGTCGACACCGGGAAGAAATACCCCGACGGGAACCCGAAGCGCGAGTTTCGGCCGGACGGGACCATGACGCCGATCGATCCGCTCGCCGCGGCGAACGCGATCAAGAAGGCGATCACCCAGGCGAAGCGGCGCGTGACGTTCAGTCTCTGCGGACTCGCCGGTCTTCCTGATCAGGACGATGCCGAGAACGGTACGTTCGCGGGCGCGCGCGTGATCGACACGGAGGCTGTTCTTCGGGGCGAGGATCCAAGAGCGATCGAAAGCCCCGAAGGCCAGCCCGAGAAGAAGGCCCCAACCGTCACGGTCGACGACTTCCGGAACCTCGCGACGGTCCGCGACGCTCTGGCGCTCCTCGTGCTCGGTCCAGACGCCACGGGCGATCAGAAGCAGGCCCTCGGGCGCGAGCGTGCGCAGACGGCCATCGGGAAGCCGATTCCGCAGACGCGGGACGAGATCGATCAGGTCGTCGCGGCGATCAAGGCGGAGATCGAGAGTCGCGGATCGGCGGTGCCCGGGGCGGCAGTGCGCGAGCCCGGATCCGACGACGCGGAGCCGGCCGATTCGAAGCCATCGGCGCCGGCCAAGGGACAGAAGTCGCTCACCCTCTAAGCCCTTCCCCCGGAGCGAACGAGAAGAGAGCGAAACGATGACGACGCAGACGGCGCGCCGCGGAGACGCGAGGGGCGTGCACCTCTTGTCCGGTGACGGCGCGCCGCACATCTCCAGCGCCCGCGTCGCGGCACTCCAAGCGACTCCACGCGGCTCGGGCGCGCTTTCTCCTAGAGCAGGACGACGGTCAGTCGTACGGGGTCGGTGGTCAGTGCCGGCGAGTTCTGGCGGAAGCGCGGAGGACGTGTCTTCAAGCACGACCCCCTTTCCGCGGCCGTCTCGCCGGCAGTCGTGCGGGCGTCGCCGCGCTGCGCTTTCCGGCGGCGCCTCTTCTTTCGCTGTGGCGGTGGCCGAGGGACGACGGAGGGATTCGATGGAGGGAGTCGAGACGGTGAACGGCGAGGACCCGACGCAGGGCGACGTCGTGCGCGAGATCGAGGACTTCGGCCGGAAGGTCGCGCACTCGACGCTCGCCGTGGTGCTCGCGCCCTGCGCGCACTGCGGGCACCCGCCGCACCCGCCGCACCCGGCGATGGCGGGGCTTGTGCACATCCTGACGGCGGCGCTCGCGAATCGGAATGCCGAATGGTCGAGCGATCTCGCGGCGATCGCGAGGCGCGAGAGAGCGAGGAGGGCGAAGAGGTCATGAGCAATCCGAAGGACGACTCCCTGATTTACCCGAGAGACCTGAGCGAGCGACTGAAAGATTCGGCCGTGACACTCGCCAGCGCGATGGTCGAGGTGGACGGCACCGACCCCGAGTGGCACAAGCGAACGCGCAGGGCGCTCGATGACATGCGGCTCGCGTTGACGGAGTGCGATCGCGCCCAGCTCGGGCGCCGCGAGGAGAGCAAGGACGAGCGACGGCTACGGGTGATCGTGGAGTTCTTCGAAGCCTGCGGTTACGTCGTTCGCGATGCGGTCGTCAGCGGTCTTCACCCCATGTACGACTTCGTGATGACGCCGCCAGAAGGCGAGGAAATCCGCAAGGTCTTCGCGCCGGAGTGGGTGGAGTCGAGGCAGGCCCTTCGCGCCGCGGCAGCCGAGGCGGCCGATCATGATTGCGACTTACTCCGGCGTCGCTATACGGTCGGTGGCGCAGAGACTGTCGTTCGCGAATCCTTCACCGGCCGCTTGGTCGGGGTGTGCTATGGCGTGACGAATGAAGCCGCCCTGATCGCCGTCACGCGCGCGCTGAAGGCGCTGAAGGAGCTGAAGGAGAAGAAGTCATGTTCGACTCCGACATCGACGACCTGAAGCGCGAGAAGCTCGAGGGCGATCGCACCGAGCCCGACGACGCGCTTCCCACGGAGGACGTGCACGGGAACGCGATTCGCCGCTGCGGTTGCGACCGCCCGATGGTCAAGTGCGACTGCGGCGCGTTCGTGTGCTGGCCGTGTGAGATGGCCTCGGGTGCGGGCATCGAGTGCTCTTGCGGAGAGCGCTTCTGTGAGAGCTGCATGAACCGACCGACGCGCGATCCGCGGACGGACACGCTCGTCTGCGGATCTTGCTCGGAGACCTGACGGGCGATCGAGAACGGGAGGGAAACGAAGTGGCGGAGCTGGTCGAGAGATCCGACGGCGCGGACGCAGACGAGTTCGAGGCGGTCCGCGACTGCGACAAGCGGCTGTTCGCGATCGCGAGAGAGTTCGGCGCTTGGACGCGCTTCGCGTCCCACATCACGACCGTCGCCGCGCGAAAGCCTGGCTGCGAGGTCTACGGGCCCCGCGGCGTCGTGTGGCTCGACCGACACGGACTGCCGAAGCTCGGGCTCTGGACGGTCCTCGACTACAAGCTCCCGATCCGCGTCCGCGAGGCGGAGAAGCGATGCGGATTCGTGAAGGAGGGAAAGCAGGCCCGACGGAACTATGTGTTCGGCTCGATTCCGGAGCAGATGATCGAGCGGGCGATCGAGTTCGTCTCCGAAGAACCCGACTCGGATGATGTCCGCGCACGAGTAAAAGTGTAAGCATGCGACTCGAAGCGCTCGGAGTGGTGATGAGTGTCCCGTGGGACGTCGTGTTGGCGATCGGACTCGTGGTCGTGGCTCTCGCGATCTTCCGCGAGCATCGCGGGCACGGGGTCGGCGGTCGTAGGGGCAGAGGGAAACCTTGACCGCGCTCGCGTGTGCGGGCGCTGGTGGCTCAGTGCTGGAGAGGGCGGACGTGACGACATTCCGCGAGGCGGTAGCTCGGGTTGGTCCGCTTGAGCTGCCGCCTGGCGCGGAGTCGGTAAGGAATGACCGATGGTCGACTACGTGACGCTGATGGGAGCCGATGCGGTTCAAGCCGCCGGCTCAACGATCTCGTCGGCGGCCGAGAACATGAGACGAGCGGCCGACTCGTTCGTCTGCGCCGTGCACCAGCTGGACCAGGTACTTGAGGAAAAACTCGCACGGCTCGAGGCGCTCGTCGAGCGGATCGAGAAGGCGGCGACGGCGAAGGATGCCTGATCGTGGGACGACTCTACTGCAGCAATCCGTACGAGCACGAACGCGACGGTCGCGAAGCCGCGAGGTACGGCCGCGACTACACGTCGGAGCACCGCGAGATGATGCGTAACCGCTACGACGACGAGTGTGCTCGCGTCTACGCGGAGGCATACCGGGGCGAGCAGCGTCGAATCGAGGCGCGACGAGAAGAGGAGCGGGAGGAGGAACGTGCCCTGCGAGCACGGCGTCAGCGCATCGACGAGGAGGAGTATTGGGAGCGGCAGTACCCCGAAGAGCAGCCGTACCTGGAGGAGCCGAGTCCCGAAGAGCCTCCGTCACGTGTCGAGGTCATCCGGTCGATCCGGCGTCGGATCGAAGAGCAGGCGTGGGCGCGAAAGGCGAAGTGACACACAGCGAGGCGCGAGCCTCGACGAAGAGGAGGATCCGATGGCAGACGAGCAGAAGGACGGCCCGATTGGCGAGCATCTCCAGTCCTGGGAGATCGTCAACCTCGCCCAGGAAGTCGGAGACCCGCCCCCGGCGGCGATCGCGTGGATCTCGCTCAACGGACACGTTTTCGAAACCGACGTCGACGAGCTCGAGAAGATCGCGACCGAGGCGAAGGCCGCGCGGAAGCGGTCGCGGAATGGACTCGGTGGACGTGGCGGCTCGAGCATCACAGCGAAGGAGCTCTCGCGGGCCGCGCGGCAGAGGCTGCTCTCGTTTCCGTCCGAGGAGCACGAGGCGGAAGCGAAGACGGGTCCCGCGCGGCGGACCGCTGCGGCGGGTGGGAAGAGCTGAAGATGAAGACCGTCGCGCCGAGCTGCATGGATGGCCATGCCTCACGGCGAGCGCCTGGTGCCACGAGCAACCGTGGCCTGCCGAGGAAGGTCGTTGTGGCCAGAACAGAAACCAGGGAGCCGGAATCAAGCCCGGTCTCGGCGCGGCGGTCGTTTCGACGTCACCACACGAACGAACGAACGAACTGAGGGAGGGCAGAACTTGAAGCTCACGGCGAGAGTCGTCGCGGAAGAGATGGCGCCAAAATGGATCCGATTCGAGGACCTTGGGACGAGCGACAGCGGGAAGACGCGCCGTTTCGCCGTCATCGCGCGCCACGACGACACGCTGCTCGGCGAGATCTGCTGGTTCGGCGGCTGGCGAAAGTACGTCTTCGCCGCCTTACCCCAACACCGAGTACGAGAGAACTGCCTTCGAGACATCGCGGCGTTCTGTGAGCGAACGACTCGCGAGCACAGAGCGCGGAGGGCGTCACGCAGGGCGGACGAACAGGAGGGCAGACGATGACGAGCGCCGTAGCCGAGTCGTTCCGGACGATCCCGCTGAAGCAGCTCCGCGAGGCGCCCTGGAACCCGCGGAAGACGTTCGAGAAGAAGGCGCTCGAGGAGCTGACAGCGAGCGTCAAGGCGAAGGGCGTGCTCGTGCCGCTGCTCGTGCGGCAAATCGAGGGCGCGCACTGCGGCGGAAAGACGGCGAGCGGCAAGTCGGTCGCCGAAGAGTGGCCGGCGGTCTTCGAGATCGTCGCCGGCGCGCGCCGCTTCCGCGCCGCACGGGCCGCGGGGCTCGAGGAGGTCCCCGTCATCGTCCGGAACCTCTCGGACGTGGAGGCCCTAGAGACGACCGTCATCGAGAACGCAATTCGCGCCGACGTGCCGGCGCTCGAAGAAGCGGAAGGCTACGCCGCGCTCCTCAAGATCGACGGCTACGACGTGCAGAAGATCGCGGCGAAGACGGGGCATTCTCTCTCGCACGTCTACGCCCGGCTCCAGCTCGCGAAGCTCATCGATCCCGCGAAGAAGGCGCTCACCGAGGATCAGATCACCGCCGGCCACGCGAACGAGATCGCCCGCCTCACCGAGAAGGACCAAGCCAAGGCGCTTCGGCGTTGCCTCGACACGTGGAATCCGGCGACAGTCCGCCAGCTCCACGAGTGGATCGAGCGCAACGTGCATCTCGATCTCCACTCCGCGCCGTGGAAGAAGGATGACGCCGAGCTTCTCCCCGCGGCCGGCGCGTGCCTCACGTGCACGAAGCGCACGGGAACGACGCCCGCGCTCTTCGAGGACATCAAGAAGAAGGATACGTGCACGGATCGCGAGTGCTTCGCCGCGAAGCGGGCGGCCTGGATCGAGAAGACGATCTCCGGCGAGAAGGAGAAGTCGGGCGTCGACCTTCTCCGGCTCTCGACCGACTACAGCGTCGGGCAGCGGAAGAAGCCGAAGAAGGGCGAGGCGCCGCCGCCGCTCCCGGCGTCACAGTGGACCGCGGTCGCGCCGAAGAAGAAGGTCTGCGAGTTCACGCGGCCGGCGATCGTGGTCGACGGGCACCACGGGAACATCGGCGAGCTGAAGCGCGTCTGCACGGATCGCAAGTGCCAGGTGCACCGGGGCGAGATCCCGGGCGCCGGCGGGCGCGTCGATGACTCGTGGCGCAAGCGGCAGGCCGCGCAGGAGAAGAAGGCGAAACGCGAGCGGGTCGAGCGGCGGGCGATCCTCGACGCGACGCTGGCGAAGGTCGAGCAGCTCGACGACGACGACCTCTTCACCGTCGCGGCGGGGCTGCTCCACGGCATCGACCACGAGACCGCGAAGAACCTCGTGCGTCACCACGGCTGGCCGGTGAAGGAGCAGCAGTACGGGACCGATTACCGGGGCGCGGCGCGGAAGGCGATCGAGGACCTGAAGGGCAGCGACCTCGCGCGCGTCGTTCTCGAAATCGGCCTCCTGCACGCGCTCTCCGTCAGCGTCCATGGGTCGGCCGAGCCGAAGGTCCTCCTCGCCACCGCGAAGCGGAAGGGCGTCGACGTCGCGGCGGTGCGGAAGGCGGCGGAGGAGGAGGAGAAGAAGCCCAAGGCCCGGAAGCAGAAGGTGAAGAAGGGCGAGCAGGAGCCGGGCGTGTGCCGGTCCTGCGGCTGTACCGAGCAGAACGCGTGTGAGACTGACGACGGCCCGTGCGGCTGGGCGGACACGACGCAGACGCTCTGTACGGCGTGCGAAGGGAAGGAGCCGACGACGAAGAAGCGAGCGAAGCCGAAGCCGCGGCGCGCCGGGCGGAAGCCGAAGCCCACAGCGGAGACCGCCCCGTGAGTACTCGACGGCAGCGCGCGATGGCGCTCGCGATCCTCAGCATGGCCGCGAGCGGCGCGGACGTGGCGCCCGAGATCGTCGAGAAGGCGCGCGAGGCGTCAGTGCCGACGAAGCTCGACGAGGAGAGGATTCGGCGGGCGGCGGAGAAGCGAGAGAGGAAACGGACCAGGAGAGCGGGGCTATGAGCAACGTGAGCGAACTCCTGGAGAAGGCCGAGCGCCTCGTCGCGCTCCTCAAAGATCCGCACCCGGGGCTTTTTACTTGGCAGCAGGCGGTCAGCAACACCAGGGAGTCAATCGCTGCGCACCCGTCGCCGGAGCGGGAGCTGACCGACGAATCGAGCGCGTTCTACTCGCCCGAGTGGCGCGAGATTGCCGACGAGATCGGGAGGGAGAAGGGGTGAAACGAGTTCCCTTTGCCTTAAGGGCAATGTCGCTCCGCCTGGCTTCGACGCTATTCGCCGAAGGAGTCGATCGCGATAGGGCTCAGGCCGCGATCTATCGAGGCATGGCCTCCGCAATCAGGCGTTACTTCTGGGCCTCGTGTCGCACGGCTCCTCGACCGACGACGCGGGCAGCGCTATGGCCCAAGGTTCTGTACGAAGAGGCGAATCGATTGGAGCCACAACCTTGACCCCTCCCCCGAAGCTCTCCCCCGCCGCACAACTCCGCTGCGACGTGGAGCGCTGGCGACGCGGCGAAATCGCGTACCGCGACGAGTTCCACGAGCGAGTCTGTCGCTTAATCGACGTGAGCGGCTGGTTCGGCCACCTACGCAGGAGGCTCGCCAAGAGACCGGGACGGTGGAGAAATCCGTCGAAGGGGGCATTGTGAAACCGGCACCGAACCTCGACCGCAAGACCGCGCGGCGCATCGCGGAGGCGCTCGACCTGACGCGGGTCGCGAGCGTGGGCGGGGTGTCCGGTAGCGTCCTGATCCACTTCGATCGCGCAGTTCTGGCCGACGCGATCTACACCGCCGCCAACGCCCCGCGCAATGCGAAGGCGGGGAAGGGGCGAGCGAAGCCGTGAGCCCCATCGCTCCCGACAACCGCGCTCGATACCCAAAGGACTGGCGCGCGATCCGCAGTACGGTTTCCGGCGAGAGTGTCGGTGGCCGCGGAACGCGTGTTGAGGAAAGTGACATGAGCGAGAGACTGACGGACGACATTCGCATCGAGTGCGACCGACTCCACGGGGTCCTAGTTCAACGCGGGATTGACTCGCTGATTCTCGATGCTGCCGACGCGATCGTGAAGCTCCGGGCCGAGCCGGCGAAGCTGAAGCGCGGGAACCCGTCGCTTGACGAGTCGCTGAACATGGGAGATGGGAGTTACAGGCCATGAGTAAGAGACCGTCGGACGAGGAGATCATCGAAGTCCTAAAGTCCGCGAGGGAGACCACGTTATCGAAAGCGATGGCTCTCGGGGGTGATCGGTCCGGGGCGGTCAAGCGCGAGATCGAGCGAATTGACTGCGCGATCGAAACGCTCCGCCTCCGCACCCCCACTCCACCCCGTCTCACCGAGGCGCAGAGGGCGAGGGTGGAGGATGTGCGGGATATGCGCAAGAACGTAGAGTCTGCCCCCGATCGCGCAACGGACTACGCCAATCGGGGCGACTATGTGGCCGCTCAGTTCACACAAGAGGACGCCGCAATAGACAGGGCGAAGCTCGGAACCGAAGGGATCGACGACCTTCTCGAAATCCTCGACACCCTGACCGGAGGCAGGCCATGAATCTCGAAAATGCCCTCCGCGCCGACCGCACTCGATTCATCGATGAGGCCAAACTCATCGATCGCCAGATGATCGATCTCAGAAATCGCCGGGTCTCGATAGAGAACAAGTTGGCAGCGATTGACGTTCTTCTGAACGACGGCAAGGAATCCAACGAGCCGTTTCCGAACGGTACGATGCGGCATGACGTAGCTCGTGTGGTTAGAGACGCGGGCAAGGACATGTCAACCCGAGAAGTGGCCGATGCGCTTGAGGCGATGGGGCACCCGAAGAGCCATCTGTATTCGCGAGTCGCCGCCGCACTGCACGGCGCAACCCAGTTCGTTGAATCCGTTGGCAAATCGACATGGCGTTATCGCAATACGAACCGCGACGCATCAGGCCAGACCGGAGACAAGCCATGAGCCAGGAGATGACCGCGACGGAATACGAGGAGACGATGAATCAGGTCGCACTCTTAGGAAGGCTCGTAGAGAGCCTCCGGATCGACGACGCGATGCGCCTCGTGAATCGCGCGGAGGACGTCGGCTTTCTCTTCGTCGCTCCATTCAACTACACGCGCGGGCTCAAGAACACGCGCGACGCGATGGATCTCCTTTGGCCGCTTCGGCAGTTTCAGCGCAGTGTGTGTGCCGTGAAGCAGCGCGCCATCGACGAAGGGCGCGTGAAAACGGAGACCACAACCGGAGGCAAGCCATGAGCGGAGAAGATAGGGAGCACGATCCCTACTCGCATTACCAGGACTGGGAGCGGCTCATGGGTCTCGCCGCTAATTCGGCGCAATGCGAGCGACCCGACATGCCCGATGGCAACAGCGCCGATTGTCCGTGTCCCCCCTGTGCGATAGCGAACTGGTGGGATGGCCTCGACGGTCTGGAGAGGGGAATCTTGTTCGCGGGAATGGTCGAGCAGGGATTCGACTGGGGTAAGAAATGAGGCCCAAGGACCAGGAGCACGACCGTGCCAGTTTTAGACCATTGATCGTCTAGCCGGAGGCAAGCCATGAGCGGACTGACGGAGGAACAGGCGGGGCGGATTGAAGTGATTCGAGATCGCGTCCGCCTGTGGGGTCGAACTGTATTTGAAAGCGACTTTCGCGACCTCCTCTCCATCATCGACTCCCTCACGGCGGCGGTTGAGGCGAGGGAGGGGGAGTGCTTGAGTCTGAAGCGCCCCGTCTGCGCGGACTGCGGATACGTCGAGAATTGGGACGAGGATGGATGCTGCTCGACCTGTGGACGAGACGTGGTGTTCTCGATCGAGCAGGGGGCTCAGGCCCTAAAGGACGCGCTCGACGGCGTTGAATCTCGCGATGCCGAGATCGTCCGCTTGAAGGGGATCGCGCGGGGGCTGTACGGGGCGCTGGATCTCGCCCTGACTACACTCGAGCATTTAGAGCGCGTGGCTCCATCCGCGAGTTCGCCGAGGAGCAGCAGAAAGGAACACCGTGAGAAGCCGGGAAGAGATCGAGCATCGCATCCGTGAGATCGAGAGCGACGAGCGGATGGGCTACGAGCCTGCTCTCATCGACGTCAACGCGCCACTTGCGCTAATTCAGGTGGAAGGGAAGGTCGCGGTCGCCGCGCTCAAGTGGGCTCTCGGCGAAGGCGCGTACTGCGCCGGCAGTTACCCGCACCGCGAGTTCGCCGAGGGGGCGGGGGAGGAAAGGGAGGCGGGAAAGTGAACGCGGAGCGCGAGAGAGAACTGCTCGGGTTGATCGTAGCCTACATGGGCCTAGTAGGAGCAAGCCCGGGTGTATTCATTAGCGAGGGTAAGAATCCAGCCGTAGTGGCCGACTTTAGAAGGCCACGCCGAGTGCCGACAGGTGCCCAGTTGTGCTCTGAACGGTACGAGAATTCGAGCATAATCGAACGGTTCACGCTTCCGGCCGCTTGGGCCGAGTCCGAAGCGTGCCTCCGCGAAGTGGCCGGGGAGTGCGCGGTGCGCTGTGTGGAGGTCTCCTACTCTCCGGAGGGGAGTCGCGTCAATCTCCGCTACGTCGAGCCTGTAGTCGTGTCCGAAATGAGCGATGTGATTGAGCGCACCGCTCAGGGAAACGACCCTTCCCGCCCCGTCGCCCTCCTCAAAGCGTTCGACGCGGCGTTCGGAGGGACGGGCGCTTCGAAATATCTCCGCCCCGACTCGGAGGGCGCGCGGTGACCGATCTCCCGCTGTCTCTCGACTCGTCTCAAGCGGCTCGCGTCGTTGAGGCGCTGGCTCGTCGGGGGAAGGTCGAATGCTGTTTCATCAACGGCCATCAACTTGATGGCGCGATGGAGGTCACCCTCTTGGTGACCGCAGTCGTGCCGGACGCCAAACATCGAAAGGACAGGAAATAATGGGACAGGTAACGAAGGACAACGTCGAGCAGGTCTTCACCTACCAGAAGCCGCGCGAGGATCAGATTCCGAAGTTCGACGCGATTCGATCAGCGGCGGTCGCGCTCGCAAGGGCGATCCTCGACAACTGCCCGCCGTGCGCGGACACATCGGCGGCACTACGTCTCCTCCGTGACGCTCGGATGACAGCGAACGCGGCGATCGCGCTCGATGGAGCGATCTGATGGGCCTCCTGACAATCACAACGCGCGGGAGCTTCAAACCGCAGGTCGCTACGTTTTCGGCGATGAAGCACGCTCACGCCCAAGCCGTTGCGGGGGCGATCAGGTGGCTCTCGGAGGTCGTACTTCCCGAGGCGATCGAACAGGATCATCGACTCCACAAGGAAGGTTCGGCCCCGGAGGACGGGTTATTTGGTGCAGGCGAGACGAGGGTCTGACATGACCGATCTCCGGTTCGATGAGGAGGCGAGGGCGCTCTACGGGAAACTCTTCAATCGTGGGGTCGAGACGTTGGTCGACGAACACGAGGTCGCGAGGATCGAATCCGCCCTCCGCGCCGCCGCCGCGAAGGCGCTGAGGTGGGCAGCGAATCTCGAAAGCGACCTCGCTTTCACGCACCACGAGCTGCCGGACCTTAGGCGACTGATGCGAGAGAAGGCCGCCTCCCTCTGTGCCCCCGCCAACGATGCGAATGACGACTCCAACAAGAAAGGATAAGCAATGACCGATTTCATCGACTTAGCTCTCGGCGTGCTTGGCGGCAAAAGCCCCGAGGAGCTTGGCTGCCGGAAGATCGCGCAACTGGACGCGAGAGACAACGCGGGCATCGGCGTCTCGACGATGTGGATGCCGGACGTGGAGCGGTACGAGACCGCGGTATACGACGGCTTCGAGCCGGGCGCCACCTACCCTGTCGAGCGATACATGACCGAGGAGGCTGCGCTCGAAGGTCATGCGAAGTGGGTTTCGCAGGCGAAGCCGGGTGTCGAGATCAAGCCGCTTGGTGTCGGAGACTCGGAGTTTCTCGCAGGCGCGCCGCACGTCCTCGCCCCCGCCAACGATTCAAGTGCCGACATGCCCAAGAAAGGATAACCCCGTGGCAACACTCACCGCCTCTCACGCCGGATCGTTCCCAGTCCCTCTCTCCGCCCCGTCGATCGCGCCGAACGGTGACGGGTCGTACAGCGTCGTCGGGGGCGGCGGATTCTTCCGCTGGACCCCAGGCGAACCGCCCACGTTGGTCATCGCGGAGGGCGTCCGGGAGTTCTGCGGACTGACCGTCGAGGACTCGACCGCGACGCTCTGGGGCGGGCGCTTCGCTGAGACGATGTTCGGCGCTCTCGTAGACTCGGAGGCGCGCGACGTCGCCAGCGGCGCCGTCCTCACGATAGTCCCGCCGATCATCCTCCCGGAGCCCATTGCCTTCCCGGGCACCGTGCGCCGCGGCCGCAACGTCCTGCTGGTCGGCGGGCTGTCCGGTGGCAACGCCGCGCTCCGCTCGATCGTACTGGTCCGCGACGGCGCCGCCCGGAAGCTCCCGCTCCTCCTCCCCGTCGCCGGGCATGGGCAGCTCGCCGCCGACGGGCGTCGCTGCTACCTCGGTATCTCGACCGAGTTCGGCACGACCTTCGTCGAGAAGGAAGATGGGCAGCCGCTCGCGACCGGGCTCAACACCATCATCCCCGGACGCCCGCTCTCCGGCCTCGCGCTCGCGCAGCGCGACCCCGATTCCTTCTTCGCGGTCGGCGGCGTCGGCCACGGCTACGAGTCGCCGACCGTGTACCTCCACGACTCGGGCGTGACAACCATCGTTGGCGACCTCGCGACACCGAAGCCCGACTCTACGGACCTCGAGCCGCTCTTCCTCGCGCACGCAGCGGCCGTGTACGTCTCCGGCAAGCTCTACCTTCTCGGCGGGACGCGTCGGCGCCGGAGCGGGCTCTCCTTCGAGCAGTGGGCGTCGGCGGGCATCTTCGAGGTCGCGGTATGAAGAAAGGCGACACGATCCCCATCCGCTCATCGACCGGCGGCAGTTTCCCTGTCACGTTCCAGTCCGAGGGCCAATGTCGCGGGTGCGAGGCACCCATAACAAGATCGCTTGTCTTCGAAAGGCGAAATGACCGAAGCCCGCTCTCGATCAACCGACCCGCGGACCTCGCGCGAAGCCGCACGCGCCGTCGAATCCCGCGGCGTCGCCCGAGCCCAGCGCGAGAAGTGCCTCGCGGAGGTCCGGCGGAAGCCGGGGCAGACCGCCGCCGAGATCGCGCTCCAGGTCGGGCTCGAGCGACACGCGCCCTCGAGGCGGTTGCCGGAGCTGCGGGAGGCAGGGCTCGTCGTCAACGGGGCGGCGAGGAAGTGCGGGGTCGTGGGGAGTCTGAGTTTGACGTGGTGGGCGAGGGTCGGGGGGCAGGGGGTGCTGTTCGGATGAACACCAACAACCGAGAGGAATCTCATGCCGTGGCCCGCGCGGCTAGGGCCTCGGCTGTCGCGTCCACGCAGCGCGGAATCTTCCTCTCGGCTATTCGCAAGATGCCGGGATCGACGAGCGGTGAGATTGCTCGGGAGACAGGGCTTGATCGGCGCAAACTGTTATCGTCGCTTTTCGCGTTGCGTAGTCTCGGCTTCGTCGTAAATGGGAAGCCACGGAAGCGTGTTGATGCCAATAGATACTCCCTAACGTGGTGGCCGACGGACAAGGTGTATTCGCCCAACCAATGGACTGTAGGGAGACTTGTGGCATTCGTTCGTGAGTTGGATAGGCGAGGGCTGAGACTTAAGGATCTTGCCTACTCGACGCGGAGTGGCTTCTACAGAGCCGCACGTAAACTAATGGGACTCGGTGCGGTAGACAAGATCTACTCTTTAGCCGGTGTTGAAAAGCCGCTACACGGAGCTTTCAAGAACGACAAGTCCAGCATTGTCCGGATTATCCTGTCTGAGAATCGGGCCGGGCTACCGATGAACACCGCGAGCTTTCACCGGCGCCACCCGCTTGCGTACTACAACGCACTTCGATTCTTTGGGACGCGGTCATGGGCTGACGTGCTTCATCGATGCGGCATCGATCCTCTAAGGGTGCAGATCAACATGTCCGTCAAGGAGCGATTGCGCTTCAGCCCCGAACGATCCAACAGCAAAGGAAAGACATGCTGAAGTTCAAGCGACTTGCCACAGTTCCCACAAGACAGGTGCGTGTAGCGGAGCGCGGGGTTCGAAAGATCTTCGATCCTTCGGCCCTTAAGGAACTGGGCAAGAGCCTCCGGGCGAACGGGATGATTCAGCCGATCGTCTGCTTCGAGAAGGCTGGCATCTTCGAGGTCGTCGCCGGCAACAGACGGTTGCTCGCGGCGAAGCGAAGCGGCATGAAGAAAGTCCCGATAGTCATTGTCGAGCAGCCCTCGGCGCAGGAGGCCCTTCTGGCGGCGCTTGAGGAGAACCAGAAGCGCCGGAATCTGTTGCCGCTGGAAGAGGCGGAGTGCTACTCGAGGTTGATCAAAGACCACGGCATGGCGATTGGCGACGTATGTCGTACCGTCGGCCTTTCCAGGTTTCAGGTTGAGCGCAAGATACGGCTACTCGGTCTTGCGGAGCCGACGTACTCGGCGCTCAAGAACGGGAAGATCGACGCTAGCCTCGCTCTCGCCGTTGACTCAGTCACGGACCCAGGCGAACAACGCTCCGTTCTGGTTATCGCGATCAAGGAAAAGCTACGGGCTCACGAGGTCGCTCAGTTGGTCAAGGAAAGGCAGGCGCCCGTTCGTGGCCCGGCGAAGCGACATCAGTTGGCTCTAAAGCATGGTGTTAGCGCTCGAAAGCTGAGCCTCCGGATCGGGTCGTTAAGCGGCCTACTCGCGGAGAGTCGGAAGGCTCTCATCGATGCGACCGACGCGGACATGCCGCGCCTTCTGGACAGCGTTGCGGACGTGAAGAACTCGGCTCTGCGACTCTTAGTAGACACCGTGCTAGTCTCCGACCTTGGGGAATTAGTGCCACCGATGGTAAGTGAGTGTAAGAGGTTCGTGGAGATGACAGAAAGGCTCAAAGGCTACGCCGACATTCGGGACAGCGCGACTGCTGTGCGGAAGGTCGCCGAAGAGCTCCTGGAGGCTTTGCGGTCCGAGGTCACGCGTCGACTTGCTGCGAACAAGAGATCCGATTCGTGATAGATGTAGACGGGCCAGGCGGGCGTCGCTGCCTCGTCTTTTCGCTCCCCGAGTCCTTCTACCTCCGCAACCGCTTCATCTCCTCGCTTCCGAGCGCGAACGTCTTCGTCGCGTGGAACCGATCGCGCCTCTTCCACCGATTCAAAGACCTGAAGCGCCGCTACGCGGTCTACATCCTCGCGGCTCAGGTCGGCAACCGATGGGGCCCGCCGGCGGATCGCGTCGAGGTGGAGATCGTCCGGCGTTGCGGCCGCTTCTACGATCAGGTGAATCTCGAGGGGGCGTGTAAGTATCTCGAGGACGCCCTCGTTCACGCGCGGATCGTGGTCGACGATTCGCCCGAGCACATGACGCGGGTCGTGCGGCAGGAGAAAGCGCCGAAGGGCGAGCGCGGGGTGGTGGTGACGGTGACGGAGATGCTCACGGAAGTCGGAGGTCAGTAATGAAGAAGTGGACGCGGACGTTCGTTGATCGGCCGTCTCCGAAGTATATGCGAGCCGTTGGTGCGCTGACAGACCTACTAGAAGCCGAGGGCGCAGACAACGTCGGGCGAGCTTATGCTGAGGCGGTATGGGAGGCCGAACGCAAGGCGTACCTCAAGACGAGAGGTGTCAGGGTCGCTTCCCGAGCCTGCTTCCATCGACTGACGGGGGAGAAGTGCGACGGCTCGGAGTGGAACCAGTACGGGTTGCCGTTCGACCACCAATCACTTCTCGTCATCGGTCGGACGGCGAAGGCGTTCCTGTCGCAGCCGTACGACATTTCCTTGGAGCACATGCGGAACATCGTAGCCGTGTGCGATAGGAAGCGTCTCGACGCCAATATCTCCACTTGGCCGGCGTGGCATTACCCGGGTGGGGTGATCTCGCTCGAGTTCACCGGGGCCGGGGAGGGAATCGCCAATCGACTCGGAAATCGAGAACCCGAGGAGGACTCCGGTGATTGAGTTCGTCGTCAAGAGCGATTCGGATCGAGGCGCGGTCCACTGCCCCAGGGTCCGATGCGACGAGTGCGGACTGACGATCGACGACGCGAACTGGGGGAACGTCTACTACGATCCGAACAGAGCCGATGGCGGAGCGCCCGCAATCTTCCTCCATAAGCCGTGCTCACGCTCGTTCGAGGAGCGACGGAAGGACGTCTTTTGGTCATGGGAGGAAATGTCTGTCTGGTTCGTCCAACTCGCGAGCAACGCCAGGCTCGACAGGAAGAGGTCTGAGGCCAGAGCGCGCAGACTCGAGTCGCTTTAAAGTGTCAAAGGGGCGGCATAGGGTGACGGTGACGGAGGCGTTGTGACCACTCGCCGCGCGGTGCTCGTAGGCGGCAGTGTCCATGGGCAGCGATTGGAAATCCCGGAGAGTCACTTCGATCGGTTCTTCGTTCCGACGGCTTTGGGCGGCAGGGTCTTCGATCAGGAATACCGCCCCGTTCGTCAGAAGCCCGACGGCGAGTGGATCTACCGTTACCAGCGCTCGACTTCCCCGCGCGGCTCTGTATGAAGAAAACCGTCCGCTCTGGCCGGTGCAGTCGGAGGCCACCGGGGCATCGGGCCCCGAGAAAGCGCCCCGCATGGGCGTCATCGATCCTCGCGTCAAGAAGTTCGCAGCCGCAACGCTACTCCTCGTCTCCGCCGTCCTCTTCGGACTCGCCGTCCTCTTCGGACTCGCCGTGCTTGCGGCCGGCGCCTACGCCCAGGAGGAGGCCTTCGTCGCGACCAGCCCGGACTTCGTCACGGGCGCGCCGGCGTCGATCTGCTCGATCGAGAACGGGATCGCGACGCTCGCGCATGGGAGCGCGGGAGGCTGAAGCCGGGAGGGTTTCCGTGGTACGAAAACTAAAGTCGACGACGAACGCTGGTACGCGGCCGAGCCGGAACGCGATCGCGGTGCGGGTGACGCATCGGGAGCGCGGGAAGCGGCAGGTCGACCTGGCGCAGGTGAAGGACGTCATCGCCCGCTACTGGGACGAACTGGCCTCGCTCCCGGCGGAGGACTCGATCGCCGTCTTCAGCGCCGAGATCGCGGCGGCGGAGCGGCGGCGTCGGGGCTCGCGATCGTGAGCCCGTCGTCGGCTCTCCAGAGGGCGGTGCTCCTCGAGATCGGGCGCGCCGGCAGAGTGCGGACGTAGGAGATCTCGCCAGCCGGCTCAGTCGTCGGCAGGCCGGCCTGTGGCACACACTGCACGCGCTCGAGCGGCGGGGTCTCATCTTCTTCGACCGCGGCCGCTGGGCGCTGCTCCCGCGCGGTCGAGAAGTCGTTTTGGAACTGAAGACGCAGGAGATCGGTTCGTGAGCGAAGTCGAGACGAAGTCCAACGAAAAGCCGGCGATCGAAGTCCCGGGCGCGCCGCCTCCGCCGAAGCCGGGACCCGTTCCGCGGGACGTCCAGGCCGCCGGGTGCCTGCACAAGTGGGTCAGCGTCGACCGGTTCTTAAAGACCGGATCGGTGCTCCAGGCCGCGGCCGCAGGGCCGGGTGTCGAGGGAGTGCTGTACGTCTTCTTCTGCGAGCGGTGCCTCTCTCTCAGCACCGCGAGCATGTCGCTCGGCCCTCCGCGCGGGTGACGGCGGCGAAGGAAGGCCCCAGCATCGAAGGAACCAGGGCGAGTGGTGCGCTACGGCGATTAATTGGCTAGCCCTCATCAACATCTGCAAGTCATGCAATTTTCCTTTCTGGCGGCTAGCCCACCATCGCCTCGGTTCTCTTTTCCCGGCGGGTTGGTACGATCGCGAAGGAACTTCTGATTCATGCCACACAGACCGAAGCCCGGGAAACGACGCCGCGGAACGCGAAAGCGAGGCCGCGGCCGGAAAGGACGACGATCGATGTCTCGCGAGTTCAACGTCGGCGATCGCGTGATGGTGCCGTGGGGCGGGGGGAAGGCCGGGACCGTCGCGCGCGACGAGGGCGGGGGCGACTACCTGATCGAGCTCGACGAGCTCGAGGAGGGGCGGAGGAAGCGGCTCGGCTGCCAGGGCCGGATTCTCCAGCGGATCGGGACGTCGCCCGCAGCGGCGCCGCCGGTCGAGGGGATGGTGACGAAGGGCGCCGGTGCGCCGCGGACGCCGCTCACCGCGGTCGTGGATCCGTTCGCGGACGACGACGAGGACCTCGACGAAGGGACGGGGGCGGTGTCCGAGCCGGAGTCGGGACCCGGCGCGTCGGAGCCGGCGGCGGACTCGAACCCCGAGGAGCCGCCGGCGGCGACGGGAGGCTGAGCACCGGAGTCGCGGCTCGAGGCTCCCGGGCGGGGGCGCTCGGGCGGCTTTTGCAGACGTCTGCAAAGTGAGAGGGAGGGCGACGAGATGGGATCAACCGCGGTTGAACGAACCCCGGCTGGCGTGACGATCCACTCGTTTCTCCCCTTCGCCGACACGGCCGCGAAGCGGGAGGCTACGAACGAGGCGCTCGATGCACTCTTCGCGGACGCGGGACGGAAGATCGCTCCGCGGGGAGCCCTGAAGAAGCCCTCGTTTAAGAAGCACGGAGATCCCGGAGCGGAGTCGAACCGCAATACGGTCGGCTACGGATTCGCGGCCTACGCGCTCCGCGGCGACATGCAGGCGATTCTCCAGGTCGCGCTTGTCGCAGAGCGGCTCTTCGAGACCTGGGACGCGCTCGACCGCGCCCACAGTCACCGCTACGCCTGGCTCGGGCCGCTCGCGCTGGCTCTCCACGAGATGGGCGACGAGCGGTGGAAGATCGTTCTCGACAGGTTCAACGACATCATCCGCTGGTTCCACGGGCAGAAGTACCTCAACGGGTCGTTCGTGGGCGCCACGCTGAGGCCGCTCCGCTGCCTCTTCGAGGCCGGACTCACGGGGTCGTTCGCCGAGAAGCTCTCACGGGCCGGCCTTCCTGCTGACTCCTTCGGCGGCGCGCAGCTCGTGGAGAAGGCGAACACCGCGGTCTTCGCGTTTCTCTGGCGAGTTCTGGGAAGTGGCGTGAACTGGGGATGGAGGAAGCCGCCGGGAGCCTGGGCCGGATCGTGGCGCGACTTTCCCTACGTCGACTCTACCGACCCGAAGACTATGGCGACGCACACTACGCTCTTCCACGCGCTGCACGTCATGCCGTACTCGTTCATGGTGGGCGATCTGGCGGGACTGCCTTTGATCGATGACGGGTCTCTGTACGCGACGCGCTGGCGCGAGATCGCCTCACACGCTCTCAGGCTTGGCTACGACCCCGTGAGTGGCCGCTCGACTAAGTCGATCGGCTACAAGGCCGACCACTCCGCGGGGAAACGGGAGGCCTACTACGCTCCCGGTTTCCCGGAGAAGCCCGCCCGGAAGCAGTCGCTGGCCTGGAAGGACGAGCACATGGAGGCCGGCTACCATGACGTCTCGCCGGCCCTCGAGGCGGTTCTGGATTCGGGCGAGATCAACAAGAACGAGTGCCGTCGGGGCCTCGTGAAGTTCGTGCGTGGTGCGCGGGGGATCGTGGTCGGCGAGATCCCGATTGGGCTCGCGCGGCTGGCGCTGAGGGTAGGGTGAGATGCCATTCCGCGACGCCGAGAAGAGGCGTGCCTACCAGCGGGAGCGCGAAAGAGCGAGGCGGGCCGATCCGGTCCTCAGGGAAGCGATACGCGAAGCACAGCGACGTTCGTACCACAAAAGGCGCGAGGATCTACTCCCGCAAATGCGGGAGAGGGTAAAGGCGATGCGACTCGAGAATCCGGATCGGGTCCGGAGCAGGGCTATGGACTACTACTCCATGACCATCGAGAAACGTCGAACGGAGCGCCGGGAGTACTACTCTCGGAAGAAGCGAGAATTCCGTGAGCGACTCCTTCGGAAGCAATACGGGATCGGGCTCGACGAGTACGAGCGCCTCGCTGCCGAGCAGAATGGCCTCTGCGCAATCTGCGGCTGTCCGCCAATCGGCGGAAAGATCCTCGCCGTCGATCACGATCACGCGAACGGCTCGGTTCGCGGTCTCCTGTGCCTGAACTGCAACAACGGACTGGGGCGCTTCAAGGATTCCGCCGAGAGGCTAGAGGCTGCGGCGAGATATCTCCGTGCCGCATCGAGCCGGATTCCATGAAGCACGCGCCGGGCGAAGTCGACGAAGGTCTCGTCATCGCGGCGCTCCGCCTCGGACTCGCGGCGTGACGACACAAGGGAGTCGTGGAGAAGAAGCCGAAGCCAACCCGCCCACCCAAGTCCATCCCCTGGGAGGAGATGCGGGCGACGTATCTTGCCGAGAATCGGCTCACGCTTCGCGCGCTCGCGCGGCGGTACGGCGTTGCCGAGCGCCTCGTGCACGATCGCGCCGCGGCCGAGCGATGGCGTCTCGCGCGGCAGGAGGAGCAGCGGCGCCTCGGGGAAGTCCTACTGCAAGCGGCCCGCGAGAAGATCGCAGCCAAGGCCGGCGCGCAGACGCTCTCGTTCCTCGAGGACCTAGCCCGGCTCCGCCGCAAGATCGCCGAGCGCTACCTCGAGAAGCTCTCCGAGCCCGAGATCGAGGAGCAGCTCGAGACGAGCGTCACCGACCCGAGCCTCGAGAGCCCGATCGCGGAGACGGTCGTGAAGAAGCGGCGCGCGGCGCTCAACCTTCCTCGCTTCGCCGCGAAGGTCCTCGAGACCGAGCTCGAGGCGCTGAAGGCCTTCACCGGAATCGCCTCCGGCCGCGCCGGATTGCCGCCCGGTTCGGCGCTGCACGAGCGCGAGGTGACGGTTCGCGAGTCCGTCACGATCGATCTCGGCGGATGAGCTGACCGATGGCCTTCACCGTGCAGCTCGTCTGCGGTCGCTGCGACGGCTGGGAAACGACGCTCGAGAAGCTCGACTACCGGCTGACCGTCGCGGTGTGCGCCGGGACCATAGCCATCGTCCACCCGCCGCTCCCGGCGACGTTTCCCGCGGAGTGGCCGACGTACGTCTACCGGCTGAGGACGAGCACCGGTCCTCTTCCACGCACGAAGCGCTCTGGGGCTGTGATTTACGACCTCGAACCGAGGAGGCATTCCATGGAAGAGACTTAGCCGCGCCGCGCGCGGAAGAAGGGAGCCGGATCATGTGGAGCCGCATCCGGGATCTCAACTGGCGCTCGTTCGTTCCGAGCTTCGCCCTCTGGGCGGTTGTCTCGGCTCTGTACCTCGTGGCCGCGGTCGACTGCGAGGCGGGCGACGTCCTCGCCGTGGCGACGAACGACCGGCACGCGCAGGCCGTGGACGCAGCGACGGGCGCGACGCTCTGGCGCGAGGCCTCGACGGCGCCGCCGGGCTGGGACTGCTGGTTCGTCCGAGAGAGGCTCGACGGGCGGGTCGTCTTCGGGCACGAGCTTGACGATCCGACCGCAGCGCTGGGAAGGTGGTGGGAGGAGGTCCGCGACCGCGACTCGGGCGCGCTCGTGTCCGCCGGTGAGCGGACGGACGGTCCTCTGCCGAGGTTCCCAGCACCCGAACCGTTCGGTCGGTGGGTCTTCGGGGCCTGGAAGACAACGATCTGCAAGCCCGAGCAGGGCGGGTGCTTCAACTCCTGGGGTCTCGCGGCGTGGTGCAACGATGGCTCGCGCATCCGGCGCGTTCCAGCGTTCTTCAAGTGCCTGATCTACCACTGGCGGTTTTCTCCGCGGCTCGGCTCCTTCCATTCGACGACCTGGGCCCAGGCCGACAACGAGCTTCTCGGGCCTTGGTGGATAAACCTCGTCTCTCCGCCCGGGCACGAGGCTTCGCAGTGGCTCTCGCCGCTCGCGAGCGACGGCATTGGGGGAACCTTTTCGCCGGCCCTCTTCGTCGACGAGATCGAGACGCCGCTCTCGCCGACGGGCTTCGCGTGGCTGATCGGCGGCCGATGGGGATGGAAGGCGGTCATCGGCGACACGATGACGCAAATACCTCAGTGGCAAGACCTTGGGCCGGCGATGATCGGCTACGATCTGCGCGAGAGCCTCCGGCGCGGGCCGGATCTGGTGATGGCCGAACGGACTGCCGGAGGCTTCGCGCGCGCCGGCGCAATCGACGCCGCGAGCTTCGCGGTCTCCTGGGTTTCCCCTGCTTTGCCCGCGGCCGATTGGGGAGGCCAGGCGCTCGCGCAGACGACGTCCTTCGTGGTCGTCGCGGGTCCGGCGCAGGGAGGAGACGTTCCCCGACTCTACGTCCTCGATCCGGCTTCTGGAGCCGTGGCGCGCTCGATCGTGCTCAGCGGCGATCCGCGCTTCGTGTCGGCGGTCTCGTCACCGTAGGAAGCGCCGATCTCCGCTTCGGTGGCTCCGCGCACGACGATCAAGCTCCCGGCCGTCTACCGGGACTTGGCGCCCGTCGCCGGCCGCATCGCGATCGAGCACGCGGCCCTCGACTGCCGGATCCACGAGACGTTCCTCGCGCTCGCTCTCTCGATCTCGGGCGACGTCGCCTTCTTCACCGATTCGCTCGAGCGGATCCAGGCCTCGCTCGATCGGTGGCTCGAGGGCGAGCGGGTGCGGAAGCGCCGGTTCGCCGCGGGGCGCCTCTTCCGCTACCGCGTCGGAGCGACGGTCCTCTGGGTCGTGACACCGGCGGCGACGGTGAGAGACTTCATCTTCCGGGACCTGACTGCGGTGTTCATGACCGACGCGCACGCGTTCGAGTCCGACCTCCTCAAGGTCGTCGATCGCCGCGGGCCGACCGGGACGTCCCGGCTCCGGGGCCTCTACATCGCGGGCCAGTTCGTCGGCCGCGACCACTGGTTCTACCGCTTCTGCCACGACCGGCACGCCTACCGGAAGTGGGCGACGGCACCGCGGCTGAGACGGCTCGACTGCGACGCGGTCGCGCGCGCCTTCCCGGACCAAGCGGAGCGGATCCTCCCGAAGGACGACCCGCGCTACGCGTGGTCGATGCGGCTCCGGGATCCGCTTCCCAACGAGCACACGGCGCCGATCCTGAGCTTCGCCCGGAGGCGGCTCAAAATCCGGAGCGACTTGCGGCCGGAGGACATGTCGGACGCGCAGCGCGCCGAGCTCGAGCGCGCGCTCGCGGGTGCACGCTGGACGAAGGGGACCTCGGTCACGCTCTCCCTCGAGTTCGGCGCCGTGCAGCGGCGGATCCTCGCGCTCAAGCGTCTCGGGCGCGCGCGCGGTTTCCGGAAGTGCATCATCGTGAAGTACCGGCGTGCCGGCGTCACCGTCCTCTCCCAGGCCGAGGCCTACTACCACTGTCTCGCACGGCCCAGGTCCTACGTCGCCTTCGTCGCGCACCTCGACGAGACGATCCAGCGCCTTTTCTCGACGGTGACGACGTTCGCCGAGATGGATCCCTTCTCGCCTGGGCTGAAGGGGAAACCCACGGCGAACACGATCCGGTTCCAGAACGGGTCCTACTGCTTCATCGGGACCGGCAAGAGCGAAGGCCTGCTCCGCGGCGACACGATCCAGTACTTCCACGGGTCGGAAGTCCCGTACTGGCTCCGCGGCGCGCGCGCGCTGGCTTCCATGAACCTCCTCATGGCGGGAATCGAGGAGTCCGCGCGCCACGGCGAGATCGTGCTCGAGGGAACGCCCAAGGGGCGCGAGTGGTTCTGCGTGAAGTATCAGGAGGCGAAGGCGAAGCAGAACGATTACTGGCCGATCTTCCTGCCGTGGTTTCACGACCCCACGTGCCGGCTCCTGCCGGGCGAGTTCAACGAGGTGGAGGTCCGCGACACGCTCACGACCGAGGAGCGGGGCCTCATCGAGCGCTACGAGCTCGGGCTCGACCAGGTCGCTTTCCGGCGCGCGAAGCGGCGCCAGTACGGCGCGCTCTTCCTCCAGGAGTTCCCGGAGGACGATCAGACGTGCTTCATCTCGGCGGGCTCGATGTACTTTCCGCCCGAGATCGTTTCGGAGCTGGCGCAGACGGTGCCGGACAGCGTTCCTCGGAAGGAGATCCCCGGCGGCTACGAGATCCGCTGGGAGGAGCCCCAGAAGGACGTCCAGTACGTCGCCGGCTGCGACACGAGCGAGGGGATCGCGGGCGGCGATCGCAACGGGGTGGGCATCCTGCGGCGCGATACGTGGGCCCAGGTCGCAACCGTCCACGGGCTCTTCTCGCCACGCGAATTGGCGGAGCACGCCGTGCGTCTGTGTCGCGAATACAACGAGGCTCTCCTCGGCGTCGAGCGCGAGAACCACGGGCACCTCGTCATAGACAGAATCGAGGCGCTTGGCTACGGTTTGCCGCATACGCAGGGCGGCACTCTCTACTACCACGCGGACGGAAAGGACGATGGCAAGCGCCGGCTCGGGAAGAAGGGCTGGTCGACGAACGAGCGGACGCGCGAGCAGATCATCGGCGATCTCCGCGCGGCGCTCGTCGACGGATCGCTGGTCGTGCGCGACCGGGACTTCATCTCCGAGATGATGACCTTCTGTCGGCAGTCGAACGGGCGCTGGGACCACGACAGCGGCGCCCACGACGACACGATCTTCAAGTGGGGGATTGCGCTTCAGATGACAAAGCACGAGCCCCTGAGGCCGACGATCATCTTCGTCGATCGAGGACTGTGACCAAGATGGAGCAGCTTCTCAAGCTCTTGCCCGAAGGCACGGCCGTCATCGCAGTGCTCGTGTCTTGCATCCTCTTCTTCAAGTTCCAGCAGAAGATGCTGGACCGGGGGGAAGCGACGTTGAAATACATCACGGAAGGGCACGATCGGGCCCGGAGTGCGTACTTCGAGAGTCTCCGGGACATCATGAGATCGAACGAACAGGTCAGTCGCGAGATCACGCAGCGGCTCGTCGCCCTGGAGTCCGCGCTCGACGCGCTGACCGCGGCCGTCAAGAGGTGAGGTGAGTTCACATGGCCCCCAGAAAGCGCATCCCGCGGCGGCTCCGACACCAGGCAAGTCCGGAAGCCTCCGAGTCGGCCGGCGCTCCCTCTCCGGTCGAAGGCGCGACCGAAGGGACTCGAGAGGAAGCCGTCGACAGCGCGGTCGAACCGGCAGCGGAAACCGAGCACTCGGCGGAACCGCCCGCGGCGGCGCCAGAGAGCAAGAGCCAGAACGAGCCCGAGGCTCCGCCGCGCTGGCGGCCTCTCATCGTGTTCGCAGACGAACAGGACTTCTTCGACGTGATGGGCTTCTGACGGGGCCCGGGAGGTGACGACGATGGCGGGAATGAAGATCCAGGTGGACTGGGAGGGCCTCGCGAAGGGGCTGGGCGGCGTCCTCAGCGGCGAGCTCCGGGGCATCCTCGAGGGCGCGGAGGCGGACCTGCAAGCGTACGGAGTCGACATCGCCGGAAGCCTCGCGCGCTCGATCGCGGAGGGGAAGGACGGGCTCACGCAGGAGCTGCGCGGCCAGCTCAAGGCCTTGGCCGAAGTCCACCGGCTCCGGATCAACGCGGCGAGCTGGGAGTTCTTCGAGCAGCTCCTCACGGTCGCGGTTCGGGCGGCCGGCGCGGTTCTCGCCGCGGCGGGCGACACGGCGCTGGGCGGGCTCGATTCGGCGATCGGGGCGAAGGGCTCATCGGCGTCGAAGAAGCCGTAGTCCGTCCAAGATCGGGCGAGCCGGAAAGACAGGCGGGACGGGGAACATGCAGAGTGACGTGGGAGGGACTCATCATGACGAACGGACGGACGATGTTCAGGGCGCTCGCGGCGCTTCTCGTGGTGACGGCGGTGGCGAGCCTCGGATGCAGTTCGAAGGGGACGATCCACGTCGACGCGATCGAGACGCTCGTGATGAAGGTGAGCGAGCGTCACGACCGCTACGTGACGACGGACCCGACGCTCGTCGAGAGCGAGAAGGCGGACTTCCTCCGCTCGACAGAGATCCTGCGGAAGGTGATCGAGGCGGCGAAGGAGAGCTCGAAACCGGCCGACGTGGGGAGCGGGTCCAGCTCGATGTCCGCGCCGGTGCCCGCGTCGTCATCCTCGGCCTCTGGCCTCCTTGCGATGCGCCGCGATTCGAGGGACCTCTTCTCGGGCGAGCGGGTCGCGCGCTCGGAGCCCTCTTCAGCCTCACGTACCCCGTTCCCTTCGAGGACGCCGTCGGCCGCGGGAACCTCTACGCCGAGCCGCCCGATGCTCAACTGACGTCGGAGCGCCGATCGCCCGCCGCGGCGGCGCTCGCGCTCTTTCCGCGACTCCTTGAGGCGGGCTGCCGCGTCATCGCGCTGGGAACGGTCGTCGCGCACGCTCTCGACCTCGACGAGTGGATGGAGTGGCGCCAGGTGCGGCCGGCCGGAGCGCGGCTCCGCTCCTTCGGGCTCGACGCTCTGAGGCCGGGACCAGGCGGGATTTCGGCCGCCTCGCTACCCTATCCCACGGATCGGAGTGGTTGGTGGGCGGATCCGGGAAACGCGGCGCGCGCGCGCGCGTTCTGCCGGACCGCTCTCAAGGAGGGATGAACGATGGTCACGAGGAGCGCCGCGGCGACCGGAACGACGGGCGAGATCGCGGGCGTCCTCGTCGACACGGCGGGGCGCCCCTTGCGGTCGAGCCTCACGAGCTCGAACGGCAACGGTCGATCGCACGACTTCGAGTCGCTCGAGAAGAGCTTCGCCTCCACCATCTCGGGCTACGTCGAGTCGCTCTCCCGCCTCGATCTCCCGCCGCTCCTCCGGGCGCGCGACCCGTTCCAGAACCACGCCTGGGTCAGCGCGGCTGCGATCGCCGTGGCGTTCGTCTCGAGCCAGGCGCCGTTCCTCGTCTTCCGGGAGACGGATCGGGCCCGCAACGGCCGCGCCCTCGCGACGAAGGCCGCCGGGCGCTCCTGGATCGGCCCGCGCGCTGGAACCGGACGCCGCGCGGTCGAGCGCTACCTCCGCCGATCGATGGCCCAGCGGTTCCTCATGATCGGGAAGGCGGCGGAGCCGGACTTCGACCATCCGCTGATGCGGGTCCTCTCGGATCCGAATCCGCTCCTCAACGGCTCGCAGCTCATGCAGCTCACGATGCTCTGGCTCGCGATCCGGGGCGAGTTCTACTGGCTCCCGGTGGCGGAGGACGGGGAGCCCTCGCCGTTCGGAGAAGAGCCGGCGGAGCTGTGGCCGATCCCTCCCGACTGTGTCGAGGAGGAGTTCGCGGGTGGGCGCGAGCGCGGGGACTTCTCGGGCTTTTGGATCACCGCGCCCACGTACCTCCCGAGTGTCTTCCAGCGGAGCCGGCGGTTCTTCCTCGAACCGGGCTCCCTCATCCAGTTCAAGTTCCCGGACCCGTCGAATCCCATCCGCGGCCTCTCGCGTCTGACCGCCGCCGCCGGCGCGATCGAATCGGACTTCTACGCGCGCGCCCACAACCGCGGTCTCCTCAAGAACGGGGCCGAGCCGCGCGGCGTCTTCGAGTTCGAGGGCGTGCTGAATAAGCAGAGCGAGGAGGAGATCCGCACGAAGTTCAAGGAGCGGCACGAGAAGGTCGAGAACCGCGGGACGATCCCGATCCTGGGCCACGGGCTGAAGTGGAAGACGACGGGGCTCTCGCCGGCGGACCTCCAGTACCTCGAGGGAATGCGCTGGAACCGGGAAGAAGTCCTCGCGCTCCTCGGCGCCCACAAGTCGATCCTCGGCGTCACGGAGGATCTCAACTACGCGACGCAGCGCGCGGCGACCGCCAACTTCTGGGAGATGACGATCATCCCGAACATGCGGATCGTCGAGCAGACGCTCGACCGATCGCTCTTCTTCCCGACGACCGACGACACGTTCGGGATGTTCGATGTCTCGGGCGTCGACGCGCTGCGGGCCGGGCTCCAGGAAAAGATCGACCAGGCCGACAAGCTCGCGCAGGAGCGGCTCCACGTCCCGCCGCGCGAGGCCTACAAGGTCGTCGGACTCGACGTGCCGGAGTACGAGGGAGACGACACGGCGCTCGTCTCGGCGCTCGCGACGCCGTACTCCGTCGCCGTCAACCTGGCCGAGAACCCGCTGCCTCCTCCTCCGCCGCCGACCGCGCCTCCGGGCCCGCCGGACGAGGAGGACGACGAATCCGCTGTTCTCCGGCCCCAGCGCGCGCCCGCCGCCGTGTCGACGAAGCAGACGGCCGCCCAGCGCCGGCGCCGGTGGCTCCGGTTCGTCCGGGTCCAGGGGAAGCTCGAAGGCGACATGGCCCGGCGATATCGGTCCTGGGTCGCGGGCGAGCGGAACGCGACGCTCGAGCGGTTCGACCGCGAGGCGCGCCGCCTGGGAGCCGTCTCGGCTGCGCTCCGCCGCGTCGCCGTGATGAAGGAGCTGTCGCTCACGGCCATCCTCCCGGATCCCCGCGAGAGCGGGCGAGCGCTGAAAGAGAAGACGCGGCCGAACCGCGCGGCGAGCCTCGAGGCCTCGTTCCAGTTCACGCTCGAGGACATCGGGATCCCGACGTTCGCGATCGACGATGCGGCGCTGATGCGGTTCTTCGACCTCCGGGAGAGGATCTTCGCGGGGTCGGTCCCGGTGACCGTGCGCGAGAACCTCTTCTCGTCGCTGCAGGCGGGGATCCAGGCCGGCGAGACCGTCCAGCAGCTCCGCTCCCGGATCGCGGAGGTGTACCAGATCGCCGCGGGCACGCCGAAGACGCTCATGATCGCCCGCACCGAGACGGGGTCCTTCATGAACGGCGTGCGCGACGAGATGTTCGGGCTGCAGGGGCTCGAGACGCTCGAGTGGGTCACGGCCGGGGACGAGCACGTGCGGGCGACTCACGTCACGTACGGCGCGAGCGGACCGAAGCCCCGCGGCTTCGACTACCTGACGCTCGTTGGCCTGGGCAGTTCGGGCGCGCTGCGCTACCCTGGCGACTCGAACGCGCCTCCGGGCGAGACGATCAACTGCCGGTGCCTCCAGGTCCCTTCGGAGTGACACGCACATGGACATCGAGCTGAAGTCGGGCTGCGTCATCGAGGACCTCGACGAGATCGCTCGGCTCCTGATCGAACGCCAGAAGAAGGCGGAGTCCCTCGACACCGTGGTCACGATCGACGCCGACGAAGGGCCGATCGTGTCGAAGGCGATGCCCGGCGTCGCGTCGCCTCCCCAGGTCGATCCGGCGAAAGTCGAGAGCCTCGCGCGCAGCGTCGGCATCGAGTTCACTGAGGCGCACCGGGACCGCGTCGTCTCCTACTGGGCGAGCGACGAACGGGTCGACGGCGAGGGCGACATCATCCGCCAGAAATGGGACTTCTCGCGGTTCGAGAAAAACCCCGTCATGCCCTTCAGCCACGAGTGGCGCGGGCTCCCGGTCGCGAACGCGATCGACTGGGGCGTCGTGGCGCGGAAGGACAAGGATTACGATGGGCCGGCACTCTGGCTCGCCGGCCTCTTCCCGACGGAGGAGGAGTCGGGCATGGCCGACTCCATCTTCCGGCTCGTGAAGTCGGGGTTCCTGAAGGGCGGGTCCGTGGGCTTCAAGCCGCTCAAGATCACGCGCATCGAGGACCCCGAGGAGCGGAAGAAGCTCGGCCTCGGCACCTTCGGCGTCATCTTCGAAAAGAGCCTCCTCGTCGAGTTCTCGCCCGTCACCGTCCCCGCGAACCCGGGCGCGCACACGGCGCTCTCGGTCGCGAAGCGCGAGGGCCATCTCCGCGCCGAAGAGATCCCCCTCCTCCGCGAGCTGGTCCGCCGCGGCGCCGTCGCGCGCGGGCGGACGCCGGACGACTGGGCGAAGGAAGACGCCGCGATCGTCGCCGTGGCGAAGGGACTCTTCGCGGACAGCGCGCTCGCGCGTTCCCTCCGGAAGCACGCCGACATGGGGGCGCCGATTCTCGACGAGAAGCGCGAGCGCGCCATCGTCCGAGTCGACGCCGCGGATCCGATCGAAGAGAACGTTGCGGCCATCCGGACGGCGGTCGACGAGGGCTTCGCCGGCGTCTTCCGGCGGCTGGACGAGATCTCGGACGAGAACGTCGAGCTCCGGCGCCGGCTCGAGGAGATGGAGGCGCGGAACCTGGTGGGAGTGGTCACTCAGTCGAACGACGAGCCCCTGCCCGAGATCCCCATCTCGTTCGACGTCTCCGAGCGACTGCTTCGGGGGCTGGACGCGTTGAAAGCGGGAAAGTAGAGCAGCACACGTCGTGACGCCGTACCGTCACACCATCCGTCCTTGATCGGGGCCTTGTCGGTCCTCGACTGACGTGCTGCCGGTTCACTGCCGGCGATGTGCACCGTCTGTCGGAGGACCACGGATGGCTCCCCCCGCCGTCGACGTCATCAATCCCAAGGAGACGAGAGAGCAGCGCTTCGCGCAGCTCGTCGAAGGCCTGGAGAACGTCATCTCCAAGGACGGCCGGTTCTCGAAGCTCGAGGACAAGGTCGAGGCCGTCGCGAAGGCGCAGGGAGAGCACGGTCTCGATCTCAAGGCGGCGCTCGAGGCGATCGAGAAGAACAAGGCCGCCACGGAAGCGCTCGCGAAGCGCATCAAGAACTTCAAGGGCGGTCTCTACTTCCCGGGACTCGAGAACCTCGAGTTCGACATCTTCCTCGCCTGCGCCGCTATCGCGAACTGCATCAAGAATCCGAGCGCGAACCAGCGCCAGATCTTCGAGCAGTGCGGCGCGCGCCGCGAGTTCGACATCATGAAGGAGGTCGAGCGGCAGCACGAGCCCACCCTCCGCGTCTACAACCCCGGCCAGTTCAAGGCCGCGCAGCAGGTCGGCGACGATCAGCTCGGCGGCTACTTCATCCCCGATCAGGTCCTCTCGTCCGATCTCATCGTCCCGATCTACCGGAAATCGAAGTGGATCAACCTCTCCGGGATGGAGGGCGGCCAGACGAACATCCGCGTCATCGAGGGCCTCCTCGGGGCGTCGGTCGAGATCCCGAAGGCGCTGAGCGGGGTCGTCGCGTTCTGGGTGGGCGAGGAGGACGCGATCGCCGAGTCCGCCATGACGGGCGGCGTCATCGAGTTCAAGCCGAAGAAGCTCGGCTGCCTCGTGAAGATCACCGAGAGCATGTCGCTCCTCCAGGGCGTGGGCTTCGACAACATGCTCCGGACCGACATGATCGAGGCGCTCGCGAAGAAGCTCGACGAGGCGGTCCCGTACGGCGCCGGCGGAAAGGCGCCGCTCGGCATCGCGAAGGTCCCGAGCGACATCAAGATCTTCCAGGCGAAGCAGGACGGCTCCGGAAACGACATCTCCGGCGTCGTCGATCCAGCGACCGTCACCGACTGGCCGAGCGGCACGCTCGACCAGGAGGGGATCGAGAAGATGAAGCTCGCCTTCGAGGAGGACAACATCGACCTCGACGACAGCTTCCGCGTCATCAGCTCGCCGCGCTACTTCACCTGGCTCAAGACGCTCCGCCTCAAGCAGTACTCGGCGCAGCCCAACGTCGAGGCCGGCTTCGTCATCGGCGACGGGATCATTCGCGACGCGGCGCTCGCGGAGCGGATCGGTCAGTTCGTCCGAACGAACACGGTGGCCTCCAATCTCCTGCCCGGCGTCTCGATCGGCGGCGCGACGACGAACAGCGACGCGAAGCACACGGACGTCTTCACGGGCAACTTCAACCAGGTGATCCTCGGTCGCTGGGCCGGCATCCAGATCACGAGCGACGAGGGGAAGTGGAAGTTCGCCTCCGGTCACGTCCATCTCCGCGCCGTGCTCCACGCCGACGTCCAGGTCCGACAGGGTCGCGCCATCATGCTCTGCCCGAACGCGAAGGTGAGGGCGTAAGGCGATCTCCTGACGCTCGAGAAGGAGACCGAGAGGAACTACCGGAAACCGATCAGGAGAGACGCGATGAAGGGTCACAACTTCTTCCACCAGGTCGTGGCGGGCCTCGCGATCCCGCCGCAGTCGATCGCCAACGCGACGGTGAACGGCACCGCGATCGTCGAGCCGTGGAGCAAGGGCCGCCAGCTCGTCTTTCATCTCCTCGGCGGAGCGTTCGCGGCGTCGGCCGACGGGCTCTGCAAGGTTCAGGTGCAGAAGCGATCGGACAGCTCGTGGGTCGACTGGCTCAACGCCGCAGGAACGCTCGTGCAGTTCCCGGCCGCGAAGCTCGACGACGCGGGCGAGCTCGAGAACGGCGAGCTCCTCGGGACGATCCCGCTCACCGACGTCGATTCCGGGACCTACAAGGCGATGCGGCTCGTCTTCATCGCGCAGCACGCGACCGCGACGCAGCTCATCGCGGCGGGCTACCTGATCTTCGACCTCCGGAGCGAGCCCTCCGGCCAGGTCGACGAGCTCTTCGCGATCGCGCACGTGCCGGTGCCGTAACGGGGCGGGGAACAAACTGCCGTGTCGACGACGTCGAGACCTATGGGGCCGCGCGACAGGTCGGAGGCGGATCTCACCCCGCCTCCGACCTCGCCGGTGGACGTGCCGCGCGTGAAGTGGGTGCTTCACACCCCGCGCGTCGTGACTCGCTTCAAGCACCGGACGAAGGATGACGCTTCTCAGTGAGCCCCGCGGCCGCCATGACCGAACCGCGCGAGCTCGTTCTCGTGAAGGGCTCGTCGAAGAGCTTCGAGATCGTGCTCGTCGACGCGGAGGGGAATCCCGAATCGCTTTCGGGCTGGGACCGCGCCTCGTTCCGGGTGCTGGCGAAGATCGGCGACGCGACGCCGATCCTCTCGCGCGATACGGCGGCGGGAAACCTCGCGGTCGACGTGCCGACGTCGACGCTCACCGCAACGCTCTCTCAGGCCGAGGCCGACGCGCTCGTGCCCGGCTTCTACGTGGGCGAGGCCGCCGTGCGGTACTCGGCCGGATCGAAGTGGTTTCACACGCGACTCGAGAGGGTGCGCATCCGGGCGTCCATCGCGCATCACCCCGCATGATCTCGGTCGGCGAGCTGCGCCGGGAGCTCCACCTTCCGCCCGAGGAGGACGATCGCCTCGAAGCGCTCCGTCAGGAGGTCATCGACCTCTGGGAGACGGAGACGGGCCGGCCCTGGAACGAGCGCACGGGGTTCGTCGAGATCCTCGAGCCCGCCTCGCGCACGACGCAGGACCTTTTCCTCGACGTCGAGCCGGTCGCGACGGTGACCGAGGTGAAGGAGCGGAGCCTCACGGAGTCGGCCTGGACCATCGTGCCGGCGACGGAGTACGAGCTCATCGCCCCGCGCCGGCTCCACCGGTTCTCGGGCTACTGGACGGGGATGGTCCGTGTCACGTACACGGGTGGCACCACGGACGCGCCCGCGGATGTGAAGCGCGCGCTTCTCCTCCAGGCGCGATTCCTGATCGACCGGATGAGCGACGCGAAGCTCATCACGCAGTCGCAGAACTTCGAGGGCGGCGCCGGCGTTTTCGTGCCGGCGAACCTCCACCCCTTCTTCAAGAGCCTCGCGGAAGCGAAGCGGCGGAGCGCCTGACCGTGGCGGCGCCCGCGATCCAGATCAAGCTCGACGCGAAGAGCAAGCGCTTCCTCAAGGGCCTCGAGGAGGGCTCGCAGCGCGCGAAGGTGTTCTCGTCGCTCGTGCGCGTCATGGGGCGGCGTGGTCTCTTCATCGCGGGCAACATCTCGAAGAACCTGCTCTCCGGCCAGCGCCTCGCGCGCCGGACGGGCTCGCTCGCGCGCTCGATCACGGCCGAGGCCGAACTCATCGGCGGTCTCCCCGGCGTCCGCGTCGGCGTCTTCCGCGGGCCGGCGCTCCAGTACGCGGGCGTTCAGGAGTTCGGGACGCAGGGAAAAAACCCCGAGTCGCCCATCCCCACGATCAAGCCGAAGCAGGCGAAGGCGCTCGCGATGTCCGTGGGGGAAGCGCTGACGCCGGCGGGCGTCCCGCGCTACCAGTCGCCGCGCCAGTTCCCGGAGAGCCTCCGGTTCGTGCCGTTCCGCTCGCGGAACGTGATCGGGGCGCTCTACCCCGAGAGCGAAATCGAGGCCGCGGAGAAGGCCGCTCGCGCGCGCGGCGGGAAGGTGTCGCTCGAGAACGCGGAGGCGGCCTACCTTCTCCTCCGCGAGCTCGACCTCGAGCCGAAGGAGTTCCTCCAGGACGGGATGCTGAACGGGCTCCCCGCGCTCGCCTCGGACGTGGGCGACGACATCGTGCGGCAGATGCGGGAGGCGGGGTGATGGAAACCCGCAAGAGCCCGCGCCGCGTCGTCATGGAGAGTCTCCGCGATCTCGCCCGCGCGCAGCGCTCCGGCGCCTACTTCGTCAAGCGCGGCGACATCGTGTGGGCGACGTTCCCGTTCGATCGGTTCCCCCGCGCGATGGCGCTCATGGTCGACGTCATGTCGTGCGCGCCGACCGAAGGAGAGACCCACACCGCCATCATCCGCATCGACGCCGCGGCGCAGATCCCGGACCGGACGGACCCGCCGGAGATCGACGACGGGATCCACGACGAATTGATCGACGACGTCGAGTGCGTCATCTACGGGCTCGGGCCGCTGAAGGACGATCGCGGCGACACCGTCGCCTATCGGATCGACCCAGAGAAGTCGGGGATCCGAGAGTTCCACGACGCCGGGCTCCGCGTTCAGGGCATCCACGCTCAGTTCACCGTGAAGTTCTAAGGGAGGAAGTGACATGGCTTTGGGCTTCCAGGACCCGTGGGTTTCCGGAACTCGCTTCCTCTTCAAGCGCGAGAACCAGGGCGCCACGCAGTTCCCGCTGATCGATCTCGGCGCGATGGATCCCGTGGGCCCCACGCTCACGGTGACGAAGATCGAGGCGAAGGACGGCGGCACGGGCCGCCTGAAGACGCTCGACGAGCGCGTGACGGACTTCGTCGAGGAGTACACGATCACGTGCCGGAATCTCAGCGTCGAGAATCTCGCGATTCTCTATCTCGCGAACCGGCCTTCGAGCGTGACGCAGAACGCGAACACGACGAAGACGATCCCGACGTCGCCCTCGACCGTCTTCATCAAGATGTTCAAGGGCGAGCTCGTGAAGCTCCACGACGACGACACGGCGAGGTCGCTCCTCTACAACTTCGACGCGATCGGCGGGCTCTACAACGGCACGGTCGCGTTCGCGACGCTGACCGCGATCTCGCGATCGGCGAAGACGCTCACGGTGACGGGCGACATCACGGCGAGCCTGACCCCCAACGACTCCGTCATCGTCGATCGCACGGGTCTCGCGAACGCGAAGAACTCGCGCTCCTACAAGATCGTCTCGTCCTCGTTCGGCGGCGGCAACACGACGATCGTCGTCGCGGACACGCCGGCCTCAGACGAGACGGCGATCTCGGACCAGGTCGTCTACGAGAACGGCGGGCTCATCTACAACCAGGGCACCGACTGGCTCCCGTACCGCGTCGATCACGGCATCATCCAGATCACGGCCGGCAGCGCGATCGCCGACGGCGCGACGAACGTGACGGTGCGCTCGAGCCTCGCCGCCTACTCGGGCGCCCGCCAGATCAAGCCCAAGTCCGCCGCCGGCGAGATCCGCGGCGACGGCTTCTTCATCTTCGCACGCGGCAACAACGCGGAGGTCACCTACCGCGAGGCGCGCGTCGCCATTCGTCCGGCCTCGGCCGCGATCGGCGTCGACGACTACTCGACGGTGAGCTTCACGGTCAAGGTGCTGACGACGCTCGGCGCGGAGCAGCCCGCGGGCCGTCTCGTCCAGGCGATCGGAGCCGTTCCCACGAACTCGTAACGGAAAGAGCACTCGAGCAGGAGACTCATCATGCCCATCGGATTCCAGGACCTCTGGGTCGCCGGCTCCCGGCTCCTCTTCAAGCGGGACGCGGTCGACTCGATCGATCAGCCGTGGGTCGACCTCGGAACGATCGAGACGTCGACTCCGAACTTCGCGGTCACCGCGATCGACCTCAAGGACCCGGAGTCGGGCGTCCGGGCTCTGATCGATTCGCGCACGATCGAGCTCATCGAGAGCTACGACATCGCGTGCCGGAACTTCTCTCCTCGAAACCTCGCCATCCTGCTGCGCGGGAAGAAGGTCGAGACGTTCAGCCAGACGGAGCAGACGAACGCTTCCAAGGCCGTCACGCATCGCGTCTTCGCCGGGCAGCTCGGCGGGATCCGCGACACGGACGCGCTCACGCGTCTCTTCGCCCTGAAGAACGTCCACGGCGTGCACACGACTTCGATCGGGACCGCCACGGTGACGGCGATCAACGCGCTCGGACCGAGCGCGAGCACGATCGTCGTCTCGGAGAACCTGTCGGGCGCGAATCCGGCGGTGGGCTCGTTCGTGCTGCTCAAGCCCGAGGGTCTCGCCTCCGGCACCGCTCAGGCGAACGCCGGCACGTACGAGATCATCTCGAAGGTGGGATCGGGCCCAACGACCCTCACGGTCCGCGAGGCGATCGCGACGACGGAGTCGGGTCTCACCGGCGTCCTCATCTACAAGAACGCCGCGGGATCGGCGGTCAACGTCTTCGCCGGTCCGAAGAACCTCACGCCCGCCTGGAAAGTCCGGAGCCTGGCCGACGGCCTGATCTACGCCGTCAGCGGCGGCGGCATCACGGGCGACGGCGATCTCGTCATCGTCTACTCGACGGCCGAGGTCACGAGCGGCGCGCGGCTCATCCTGCCGCACACGCAGACGGGAGAGGTGCGGGGGCGCGTGCTCCTCTTCTACTCGCGCGGGACCTTCGAGGAGATCAGCGTCCGGGATGGGCGTGCCTCGATCACGCCCGTCGGTGCCACGGTCGCCGTCACCGACTACAGCACGATGAACTTCACGGTGAAGATGCTCACCGATGACACGGCGTCGGATCCGGAGGGGCAGTTCCTCTACTTCAAGGGCGCTGTCCCCGTCCTGACGTAACGGCTTTCGATCACTGGTCCGGCGCGCCCGCTTTCGGCGGTACGGGGCGCGCCGGAGTTCCTTCCCGCCTGGAAAGGACGTTGGGTGTCGAAGAACGACGAAATCAGGGTTCTCTTCCCCGGCCGACCGATCGCGCTCTCGGGCTACGAGGCGACGGTCTACCCGATGGGGGTGAAGCACGTTCGGAAGTTCCTCGAACGCGTCCTCGCGATCGCGGACGCCATCGGGATCGTCGCACGGCGGCCGGACGAGTCGGAGCGCCAGCACGTCGAGCGGATCTCGGCGGAGCTCATCCCGTTCGCGCTGAAGAACGCCTTCGACATCATCTCCGAGTGCGTGGTGCTCCCGGACGGCGCGAAGCTCGACGACGTTCCGCAGTGGGATCTCCCGCCGATCGTCGAGGCCTGGATCTACGAGAGCTTCGGCGAGGAGAAGAAGTGGCGCCCTTGGGTGGCCCTCCTGGAGAGCGCGCTGGCGCGATTCAGCGGGGGCGAGCCGGTCTCGATTTCGGAGATGTGGTCCAGGGTCTCCTAGCGGCTGGCCACAGCCTCGCCGACGTCTTCGGGCTCGAGCAGCCCGGCCTCCCGTACCGGGGCTTCACGGTCCCGCAGTTCTTCTTCTTCGCCGAGCGCGCGGAGCGCCTGAAGTCGACCGTGCTCATGAACGCGATCAGCTCGATGCGCGCGGCGATCGCGGGGACGCTGACGAAGGAAGGGGCGAAAGCGGTCGATCGGATGCTCGCGGAGATGCGCGCGCGGACGGATTCCGAGGGCGTGGCGAGGGCGGAGGCAGCGGACGACGGATGGCCAGACGTCTCGGGCGAGACGGACGGCTTCTGAAAGACGTACGGGCGAGGGAGGGATAGGCCGTGGCGGATCGGCGGGTGACGATCGAGGCGGTCCTCACGGACCTCGTCTCGAACCCGCTCGGCACGATCAGCCGCGGCTTCGCGGACTTCGGGCGGCGCCTCGACGCGATCGGCTCGCGCCTCTCGCCGGTCACGGGCGGCCTCACGAGCCTCGTGACGGGGCTCCTGTCGCTCCGCGGCGCGCAGTCGGCGATCTCCGCGGCCGAGGCCCAGGTCCAGGCCGAGGCGCGGCTCACGCGCGCGCTGCAAGGCCGAACGGAGATCCTGAAGGAGATTCAGGAGACCGCGTCCCGGATCCAGTCCATCACGGGCGAGGACGACGACCGGCTGCTCGGGCTCGCGGCCCGGCTCATCAACGCCGGTCTCGCCGCAGAGCGCGTGCCCCGAGCGCTCCAGGCGGCCGTCGGCACGGCGCGCGAGCTCGACATCCCCATTGAGCAGATCATCCAGGCGATCAGCGCCTTCCAGGTCAACCAGGCTGGTCTCCTCACGCGGAACCTCCCGGCTCTGAAGGCGCTCCAGGCGGAAGGGCGGCTCACCGCGGACGGGATCGACTTCCTCTTCGACCGCTTCGGGCGGCTCGACGAGATCGAGACGACGCAGTTCGACCGCATCAACGCGCGCATCGCGGACCTGGGGGACGAGAGCGAGCGCGTGGGGCTCGTCCTCGCGAGGCTCAAGGAGCGGGCGATCGAGCTCGCGATTGAGGGACTCCGGAAGCTCGCCGACGCGGCTTCGAGTCCCGCGTTTGCGGCCTTTCTTTCGATCCTGCTCCAGATCGCGCCCGCCATCGCCGCGTTCGTGGGCGGCCTCGCCGCGATCGCAACCGCCAAGGTCGCGATCGGCTTCCTCCTCGCGCCGCTGGGGCTCGTGCTCTCCGTCCTCGGGAAGATCATCGCGCTTCTTGGGATCCCGTTCTTGGGGCCGCTCCTCCTCATCCTCGGAACCGTCGGCGCCATCTCGGCCGCGTTCGGAAAGTACCCGGCGCTCCTCGAGGCGATCACGGGGAAGGCGAAGCAGCTCGCGGCGCCGTTCGCGGATTCGTTCGCCCGGATCCGCGAGGCCTTCGACGCGCTCAAGGACGGTCGAATCACGACGGAGGACTTCTTCCGGGTCGTGCAGAGCAAAGTCCGGGTCCTCGGCATCCGGCTCCGGTCGAACATCATTGACCCTGTCACCCTCTTCCTCCAGACCATCAAGGACGACGCTCCGGGCGTATTCGCGCTCCTGGCCAAGGTCGCGAGCGTGCCGTTCAAGAGCCTCGACAGCATGGGCGACAGCGTCGAGAAGGTCCTGGCCGAGGGCGGCGTTCCGGGTGCCGTGGCCCCGCCGGCGGAGCCGGCGCGCGAGCGCGCCACGGTCGAGAATCTCGCACGTCGGATCGCGGACGCACGCGCGAAAGCCGAAGAGGAGATCCGCGCTGAGCAGGCGAAAACCCAGACGGCTTTCGAGGCCGCGCTCGACCGCGGCACGGAGAAAGCCCGCGAGGAGGCTGAGAAGCGGATCGAGATCGAGCGCAAGGCGGGCGAGAAGATCCTCGCCGACTTCGAGGCGCTCCAGGCTCGGACGGCGCGTGCCGGCGCCGTGGAGACGAGCCTCCTCGACATCGATGGCCTCGAAGGCCTCACGACCGAGCGCGTCCGCGAGCTCCTCGAGAGCGTGTCGGAGGCGCAGCGCGAGGCACTTTCGGGGATTCTGACGCGCCGGATCAAGGAGGACCTCGAGGCGGGGCGGACGAGCGTCGCGGAGTTTGCCCGGCTTCAGGAGGCGATCGCCGTCGAGCCGATTCGCCGGCAGGTCGACGCCGAGACGCGGATCGTCGAGACGGAGCGCGAGAAGCGGCGCGAGATCGAGACGACCGCGCGGAAGATCGAGGAGACGATCCGGCTCCGCCAGCGGGAGCTCGAGGAGACTCGGGAACTCACGGTCGACCAGGGCGCCATCCAACGCGCGATCCTCGAGGCCGAGACGTTGCGCGTCGAAGTGCCGGTCGATCTTCAGGTGGGCGATGCGATCGACGGGCTCGAGAAGGCGCTGCTCCAGGCTGACGTCGGGAAGGGCGTTGCCGACTCGATCACCCGAGCGATCGCCGACATCCGGGAGCGAATCGACCTGGGCCTCGTGACGGCGCCCGAGGACGCGGCGGCGCTCAACGAGCAGCTCGGAGCGCTCGAAGAGATCGTCCGGCGGAAGGAGGGCGCGCGCGCCACGGACGAGGACGTCCTCCGGCTCACGAAGGAGCTCGCGAAGCTCGAGGAGGAGCGCAAGGGCGCGCTCGCGAACCTCTTCGCGTCGGGGCGCCGGGAGGAGGAGTCGCTCGAACGCCGGGTCGAGCTCTCGCTCCAGCTCGTCGACGCGGAGGGGAAGCTCCGCGAGGAGAGGCTGAAGCTCCTCGACGCGGCGGAGAAGGAGGCGGAGGCCGCGCGCGGCGCGCTCGAGGAGCGGATCCAAGCGCTCGACGAGCTGCAGGAGCTGGGGGGCGTCTCGGCGGAGGACCTCTTCGAGGAGCGCAACCGGGCGATCGATAGCTTCATCGCGAAGGTCGACGATCTCCGAGACCGGCTGGCGCAGGCGGTCGAGCTCGACCCGCGGCTCGCCGAGAGCGCGTCGGCCGTGGGCGAGGCGCTCGACGCCGCTACGGAGAAGGCGGAGGGATTCCGAAAGAGTCTCGAGGAGATCGAGGGGGGGCGGGCCCAGCGCATCCGAGAAAGCGTTCAGGGATTCGAGGCCATCCCGAGCGAGCTCGCGCGCGAGCTCGACAACCTCCGCCGCCTCGAAACCGAGGGGATCCTCTCGGCCGATGCGACGGCCGCGCGCGCGCAGCGGACGATAGCGCTCACGTTCTCGACGCTCGACCAGATCGAAGGGCGCGTGCGGGCAGCGATCGCCGCAGACGAGTCTCTCAGGGACGACCTCGAGGACGTGCTGGACAAGATCCGCCTCATCCGGGCCGAGGTCCAAACGATCGAAGAGGACGATTTCTTCGGCGGGCTGGCGGCCGGAGCGAAGGGGGTCGCTGGTCAGTTCGACAGCCTGCGGGAATCGGGCCGGGCGCTCGGCGGCGCACTCGTCACGAACCTTTCCGAGGGCCTGATCGACGTCTTCGTCCGCGGCCAGAAGTCGTTCGAGGAGTTCCTACAGAGCTTCCTCGAGGGGATCGCGGTCATGATCGCCCGCATCCTTCTCCTGAAGGCGATCTCCGCGGGCCTGGGTGCGTTTGGACTCAACGAGGGCGGGGCCGTCCCGGCGTCCGTGGCGGGACTGAATCGAGGCGGCCTCGTTCCTCGTCGGCGGTTTCGCGAGGGGGGAGCGGTCCAGCCGGCTCCGGACGGGCCGGTCGTGCGAGTGCTTCGGTTCGCGGAGGGGGGGCTCGCGCCCGTCTTCCGCGCCGCGGCCGCGGGGATCCTCCTCGCCTCGATGGCGGGGTCGAGTATCGCGGCGCCGGCGTCACCCGTCGCGGCCTACCGGAAGGGCGGTCCGGTCGAGCCCGCCGACGTCTTCTTCGGGGCGGCCTCTCGCGCTGGCGACGCGCTCGCCGCGGCGCGGCCGAAGCGGTTCGCTCCGGGCGGTCACGTCCCGGGCCCGCTCGTCGAGCGCGACGTCGTGCCGGCGCTCCTCACGCCGGGCGAGTTCGTGCAGCCGACCTCGCCGGTGCGCAAGTACGGGCTTAGAGCGATGGAAGCGATCCGGCGCGAGCTCATCCCCGCGGGGGCCCTGCACGAGCTCGTCGCCGAGAGCGCCGCGGGGGTCGTGAAGAGCGCCGAGCCGCGTTTCCAGGCGGGCGGCGCCGTCGAATCGATTCAGGCAGGCGGGCGCGCCGCCGGCGCCGGACCGGGGATGACGCCGGCTTTCGTGGTCTCGAGCGAGAACGAGCTCGAGAGGCTCCTCCGCGGCGGGCGGCCGGCAGTCCTCCGATTCCTGGCCCAAAACGCAGAGGCGGTGCGGTCTGTGCTGTCCTCCGAGGGAGGGTGAACGGATGTCGCTTCAGCATCACGAAGGCTTCGAGCTCACCGTCGACCAGGCGTCCGCGACCCGACTCTACGGCACGGGGAACTTCACCCTCGGCGCCGGCGCTCTCTACAACCAAACGCCGGGCAGGCTGCAGGGTGCCTACTTCCGGGGCGGATCGGGCCTCTCGACGATGGCGCTCAAGACTCCGCTCATTGCCCAAGACGGCACCTGGGTCGTAGGAATGGGCCTCCGCGCGAACACCCCGACGTCCGCCCTCCAGCTCATCCGGCTCCTGGACAGCGGCACGCTTCAGTGTCGGTGCCAGCTCGCTCAGGTCGGTGCCGACAGTTACAAGATCCAGGTCGTCAACTCGCTCGGAAGCTCCGTGGGCGAGTCGGGCGAGCTGCAGCCGGACGTCTGGTACTACGTCGAATTCAAGACACAGATCGCCGACGTCGCCACATGGTCGCTCCGCGTCAACGAGGCGGTCGTGGCGAGCAGCACGAGCGACATGAAGGCGACGGCGAACGCCTTCGCGAACGAGATCGAGATTCGCACGCAGCACGTGGGCGGCGGCGGAGACAAGTGCGACATCGACGATCTCTACTTCGTCAACTCGCTCGCCGGCCAGCGGACCGATCTCCTCGGCGATTGCGTGATCGAAAAGCTCTTCCCGAACGCCGACGGCGCGACCATCGCGTGGACGCCGAATCCGGGACCGACGCACTTCGACGCCGTGGACGACAGCGCCCCGGACGATGACACGACCTACGTCACCACGAACCAGAACAACGCCAAGGAGCTCTACCAGCACAGCGATCTCGTCTTCTCGGCCTCCGGAACGCCGATCCTCGGCATTCGCAGAGAGCTCATGCTGCGCCTCCTCTCGGCCGGGTCGCGCAACATCCGACTCGTCTACCGGAATGCCGTCGGGACCGAGAACAACAGCGCGACGCTCACCTACACCGACACCGGCTACGCAACGAAGCAGATCATCAACGAGCGGAATCCCATCACGGTCGCCGACTTCTCGGTGACCGAGCTCAACGCGGCGCAGTTCGGAATGGAGACGATCCCGTAATGGCGAACGGCTTCACGCACGAATCGATCCCGGGGAATTTCGACGGCGTTACGTTCGTCAACCGCGACGTCGCGGCACTCGACGACAACTCGCTGCAGATTCTCGACGGACGGATCCCGACGCATCCCTGGTTCACGCTCAACGTCGCCATCTGGCCCTCGGCGAACGACGCGCTCAACAACCGCCCGCATCTTCGGTTCAACAACGATTCGGGTGCCCGGTACGAGGCGAGCTTCCGAGCCTTTGTCAATACTTCGGACAGTCCGCCTGCGACCGAGGCGCCTTCGATCAACCACGTCAAGGACCAGACGGAGATGCCACTCCTCCCCGTCGATGCGGCGTTCAATCTTTCGAGCACCGACATGGTCTACACGGCGCGGATCGACGTGATGCGGATGGACGCCATCGAGGAGTACCGCGTCTTCTGCCACTGGAGCCGCGGTCGATCGAGCGCGAGCATTCACCCGCGCCACGGCTTCATGGTGGGGAACTGGATCGGGATCGGCACGAAGGGCATCTCGGGGATCGACGTGTACCTCGGAACCTCCGGGAAGATGGCCGCCGGGGCCTACCTCGAAGGCTACGGGATGCAGAGCTCGGTTCTCGGCGGAGGCTACGTCTACAAGAGCGGCGAGCTTCCGACGGGGAAGATCTGGGTCGATGGCCGTCCGATGTACCGCGACGTCTTCACGAGCCTCACGCTCCCGTCGCCCGGAAACTCGACCAACTTCACGCTCCCGACGACCGCCTTCGACATGCCCACGTCGCGCCTCACGGAGTTCTGGGTCTACAAGACCTCGCCCTCCAACGAATCCCACCGCCCGACGGACCTCCAGCTCAAGTTCACGACGACGCAGCTCGTCATCACGTCGCCTTCCGGCGGCACGAACTGGTCGAGCTACACGGGCGTCGGCGTGTGGGAATACGCGAAACAGATCTAGCAGGCGGGATCGATCGATGACGGACGTCGACTTCGCCGTGCAGGCCCTCGACTCCTACAACCTCATAGCCCGGCGCGTCGCCGCCGTTGGCGAATCGGAGATCGTTCTCACCGATTCCCGCATGGCGAATCACCGCCAGCTCTTCGTGAACGTCATGGTCTATCCCGCCCCGAACGCGGGGAACCAGGGAACGGAGGTTCCCTTCCTCTGGTTCAACCTCGATCGCTCGGCGGCGTACGAGGGAATGCACCGGGCCTACGTCAACACGGCCGACTCGCCACCGTCGACTGAGGAGGCGACGTCCTGGCACCACACGAACGCGCCGCGCTTGCGGCTCGTGCCGGGTGGATCTTCGGCGTTCGTGTTGGCCGCGGGCGAGGTCTTCACGTCGTGGATGTTCCTCGAGCAGCAAGATGCCGTCGAACAGTACCGCATCCACGAGTGGTGGGCGATCGGTGAATCTGTCTCCGGCGGGACGAACAAGCATCCCCGTTACGGACATCTCGCCGGTCAGTACATCGGGAGCGTGGCGGGAAAGAAGATCTCGACGATCGGGCTCGTCCTGGCGCCGTGGGGCCGCATGGGGCAGGGCTCCGAGCTCAGCGTCTATGGCCTCCGGACGCCGCTCCTCGACGGATCCTTCGATTACAACGATCAGAAGAGCGCCTCCACGACGGGGATGTGGGCGCCGACGTCGAAAGCGATGTTCCGTCGCGTGATGAAGGTGTCTCCACTCCCGATACCGGGGAGCACTCAGCCGTTCTCGCTCGCCGACACGAGCTTCAACATCGGAACGATGAACATCGCCGAGGTCTGGATCGTCGATGAGAGCGAGGGGATTTCCGAGGCGCCCTCCCAGGGCATCGCGTTCTCGATCAGCGGCACGATGCTCAACGTCGCGAGCGCCTCCGGCGGCAAGGACTGGTCGGGATACGACTACGCCTACGTCGTGCTGACCTGGGCGAGGCCGTAGAGTGCCTCCGCTCCTCGTCAATCTCCGGCCGGAGGCGAACTTCCGTCCCCCGGATTTGTCCGTCATCATCGAGGGCGGAGCCCCGACGCACTTCGCCGCGGTCGCCGACGATTGGGACGACCCTGGAGATCCGCCGGGGCCGGATCTGACGCCCGACACGTGGATCGGGACCGAGACGCGATTCAACTCGACCGACAACTCGGGCGGCTATTACGTCGGCGCGTGCGAGGACCTTCGGGACGAGTTCGGCGTCAGCGTCCGTCCGGCGAGCTTCGCGGACCACAAGATCCGCATCCTGTATCGCAATCAACACGGCACCCCGACCTCGACGGCGCGCTTCTTCTTCGGCCTCGCGCGCGGCGGCCAGAACGTCTACATGTTCAGCCGGTCCCCCACGCATTCCAACTGGCTCGCCGAGGAAGTCGACGTGCCCGTCGATCTCATCTCGCTTCATCTCGGAAGCCTGGGCGACTACAACAACATCAACGTCTTCTGCTACGCGGACGGGAACAATCCGCCTCAGGCGACGGAAGCATGGGCGCTCAACTGCGCGCACATCTCGCTCCTCGTTCCGGATCCGACGACAGACCGAGTCACGCGTCACGGCGTCGAGGTCCTCGCAAAGCACGTCCTCCAAGTGCGGGCGACGCGCCACGCGGCCGAGGCCCTGACGAAGCGCGAGGGCGTCCAGGTCACTCGCCACGGCGTCGAAGTCCTCTATCGCACTCCGATCCGAGCGACGCGCTTGGGTGTCGAGATCCTCGCGAAGTTTCGGCAGGAGATGCGGGCGACGCGTGTGGGCGTCGAGGTCCTCGCGAAACGGCAAGGCCAGGAGTCGCGAGCAACCCGGCTCGGCGTCGAGGTTCTTGCCAAGGTGCAGGGTGCTGCGGCGACGCGGCTCGGGACCGAGGTCTTGAGCAAGAGGCAGGGCGTTCAGGCGACGCGGCACGCTGTCGAAGTCCTCTCGAAATACCTCTCCGGGAGCCTCGAGATCCGTGCCACACGCGTGGCCGTCGAGGTTGTCTCGAAGATCCCTTTCGCCCGCGACACGGTCGAGCCGCTCTCGTTCCCGATCGTGCCGCCGAACCTCCTGCGCGCGGACTGGGGTGCGGAACTCACGGTCGAGAGCGCGTACTCGACGGACGTCACGCGCGCGGCGACGACCATCGCGGAGGAACGCCGGGCCCTCGTCGATCGACCCTACCGGACCTTCGGTGTGCGCTTCGTCGGGCAGGACAGCGAGCGCGTGCTCCAGGCGACGATGAACCTCGCGCGCCGCGGCCACACGCGGACGATCCTGCCGATCTACCCGGATTTCGCGGTCGTGAAGAAGCTCATCGCACCGGACTTCATCGGCTGCGATCCGCTCTATCGCCGTTTCCACCGCGGGCAGCGCGTCGTCATCCACACCTGGAGCGGGGTGAACCCCGGGCTCGTCGAGTACGCGGTCGTCCGCAGCGTCAACGCCGAGGGGCTCGAGCTCGTCTCGCCCCTCGCGGGCAGCTTCCCGAAGGGCTCCCGCGTCTATCCCCTGGTCGACGTCGAGATCGCCCTCGAGGCCGGCCTCGAGAGCCTCGTCTCGGACGCGCTCCGGCAGACGCTGACCCTCGCCGAGGTCATCGGGAAGAGCGCTCTCCCGGCGCTCGCCACCGGCGCGCCGCCCGAGCCGCACCACGTCGACGGCTTTCCGATCCTCGTCCTTTCGCCGGACTGGGCGAGCGGTCTCACGAGTCGTGTCGTCCGCCACGGATCGCAGATCGGCTCCGGCCGCGGGCTTGTCACCGGCCTTGCCGGCGCGCGGCCGGTCTTCGTTCACGAGGCGAAGCTCAAGTTCCTCAATCGCGCGGCCTTCTGGCGCGTCCTTCGGTTCTTCGATTCGCGGCTCGGCCGCGCGCGCACGTTCTGGACCGTCTCGCCCCAGGCTCTCTTCGTGCCGACGGCGATCCCGACTTCGACCACGATCGACGTGAAGCAGTCCGGCAACCTGTCCGATCTCCAGGCCTTTCTCCAGCACATCGGGATCGTCCGGAGGGACGGCTCGGTCACGATCCACAAGGTGAGCTCGATCGTTGTTCAGGGATCCGACTGGCGCGTCACCGTCATCGAGCCGCACTCGCTCTCGGGCGTGGGCGAGATCCGGCGTCTCACGTCGGCGCACTTCGGCCGGTACTTCGAGGACAGCCTGCTCGAGGAGTGGTCGACCGACAACGTCTGCGAGTCGCGATTCCAGACCATTGAGCTTCTCGAGGAGAAGGCGGTCACGATTCCAGACGTCGTCGAGGGCCTTACGGTGACCGGCCCGGATTCCGTGACGGGCCTCTTCGCTTGGTTCGATTCGGGTCTCGGCACCTTCACGAGTCCGAGCGACATGGCAGGCCCTACGATCCTTCGGACGTCGAAGGCCGTGCCAGGTGACGCCGTCTCCGCTTGGGACGACGTTCGGACTCCCGCCGGCGGGCTTCCCTCTCTCGCCGGTGCCGCCCTCGCCGCGGACCGGCCGAAGCTCGTGTTCATGGAGAACCCCGAGCTCAACAACAACCGCCGGTCGATGCGATTCGACTCGGGCCCGCGCTGGTTCCGGTTCCGCACGAGCGACGCGAGCGAGAACGCGGATCCGTTTTGGGACAACACGCTCGGCCTCACGGTCTTCCTCAACGTTCGGCTCACTGCGGAGCAATTCCTCGAGCGCAAGTTCGTCTGGCGGTCCGGGATTCTCGAGTGGGACTCGCTCGTCGTACGACTCTACGAGAACGACGGCTCGGGCGCAGTCACGCTCACGATGCCCCCGGGCTGGGCCTTGGGCTCGACCCTCCGCACGCTCGCGCTCGTGTGGAAGCCGAACGACTACATCCGGCTTTACCGGAACGGCGGCGCGCCCGTCGTCGAGCAGACGGCTCAGAAAATCATCGATCTCCCGACGGTCGCTCGCGTCACGGACATCTGCAAGTTCGCAGGCGACGTGACCTCGCAGTCTGACGAGTTCGCGATCGGGCTCGACCCGTTCCTCAACTCCGCGATCTTCTATCGACGCGCGCTCAACAACGCGGGGCTCAACGGCGTGGGGACCTTCCTCGCCAACGCGTTCGGCACCCCGTGGACGACGGTAACCTGACATGGCGACTCGAGACGAGTCCGAAAAACGGTGCTTCCTCCTGATCGCCTTCCGGTACGGCAATCCCTTGTCACCGACATTCATCCGCTACTCCGACTACACCGACGACGTGACCTCGGGCGGATTCACGTACTCCTCGATTCCGGAGATCCGCGCGCGCATCCCTGCCTACACGGGCGGGCTGACAGAGGAAACCCTTCTCATCGAGGTCCCGCGCAATGCGTTCGTCGATCGCCTTTCGAACGGCGAGGCGCACGCTCCGGTCGACGTCACGGTCGTGGAGGTCCTCGACGTCGCGAGCCTCGCCACGTCGGCGCCGCACATGGACACGCTCTTCAAGGGACGGCTCACGAAAGCGGTCCGGAACTACAACAAGCAGAAGGGGATCGTCGGGCTCTTCGCGCAGAACTGGAAAGGGCGTCTCAAGGCCTCGCTCGGGATGCCGGCGCTGAACGAGTGCGTTCTGACCTTCGGTGGCAAGGGCTGCCGCGTCATCGTGCCGACGGTGCCGGGCGAAGTGACGCAGATCGTCGACAACCGGCTCACGATAAAGAAGCCTGGCGGATCGGCGTCACTCGATCCCGTGGCCGATCGCCAGTGGCAATGGGGCTACATCGAGCGCGAGGGTCTCCGGCTCACGACGCGCGACTGGTCGAACACGAGCCCGGAGAACCCGGATCACTTCTACCTCGACGACTACGCGCCGCAGGACTGGCTGAACCAGGCGGTGACCGTCGTCGCCGGTTGCTCGAAGCTCATCTCGGGGTGTCGGTTCTGGTTGAACGAGGAGCGGTTCCTGGGGATCGGAATCGCCATCCCCGCGCGGCACCCGGTCCTCGAGGGGGGCGTCTGACGATGCCGAACCGCAAGGCGAAGGCCGCGGCGAATCGCCTCGCCGAGACGTTCGACGTCGAGCCCGGGCCGAGCGAGTGGAAGCGGATCCAGCTCGGTCGCTCGGACTCCGCCGTCATCGGCTGTCCGCGGTGCGGGGCCGTGACCGATCTGCACGACTCTCACATCGCTCCCGACGGCGCCGTGTCGCCGGCATTCGAGTGCCGTCAGTTCGCCTGCGGGCTCTCGCTCCACATCGTCCTCGAGGGCTGGGCGGCGGACAAAGCTACGGAGACCCACTCGTGACGATCGTCCGCGTCGTGCCGCTGCCGTTCACGTGGGAGGGGCTCCCGGCGGAGCTCGACGCCGGCGGCGCCGTGACGGCGAAGCTCGAGCGCATCCTCGGCACCTGGGAAGGGACGCCGTACATGGAGGGCTGCCAGGCCGTGGGCTCGGGCGGCGGGGTCGACTGCGTCCGGTTCGTCTCCGGAGTCCTCGACGCGCTCTACGGCTTCCAGCGCGTCCCGATCGACCGGCTGCCCCAGGACATGGCGCTCCACCGGCCCGAGTCGGCCCGGGCCGCGATGAGGCAGATCCTGCGCATCTACGAACCGAACGTCGAGGTGAAGGACGGCCGCGCGCAGCCGGGCGACGTCGTGATCGTGGGCGAGGCGCAGGGCGGCCCGGGCCACGCGCTCATCGTCGGCACGCGGAAGAACACGCTCTGGCACGCAACGCAGTCGATCGGCGTCCACTTCACGGGCTTCGGGCAGTACGCGCGGGTCGCGGTCGTGCACGCGGTCTTTAGGATGGCGGATCGAGAACAGTGGCGTGACCACTCAGCGGACCGAGAGGCACCCAAGCAATGAGCCCGGCGTCGTTTAGAACGATCGCGCGGTCGTCGACGGAAGCCCCGTCTACGGACGCGGCGTTGCTTGTCCACGGTTGTCCCGAGTCGGCGCATCTCTCGTGCAGGAGACAGATTACGAGAAATGTCCCCGTTGTCCCCGGCCGCGTCCGTGATCAGCGATTGCCCCTTTTGCGACCTCAAATGAGGTTCGAAAACAGGAAGTAGCGAGGGCGGGCACGAACCGCACTTCGTGCCCCAGGCAAGTTTCCTCAAGACGAAGTAGCGAGGGACCCTGATGTCGATCCCCGTCGTCCTCCTCGTCGCCGGCCTCGCGGCCTCGCTCGCGGGCGCGGCGCTGCTGCGCCGGCGCGACCCGAACGTCCTGAAGGACGACAAGCCTTCCACGACGGCGCGCCGCGGCGACTACCTACCGCTCGTCACGGGGCGCGCGATCGTGGGGCCGGTCGTGCTCTGGGTCGGGGAGTCCTTCACGAAGCAGGAGGAGGTCCGCGGTGGGGGGAAGGGAGGGAAGCGGCAGAAGCAGCGGATCTACTACGAGAAGGCCTGGCACGGGCTCTGTGTCGGGCCGGCGTTCCGGCTCCACAGGATCCGGCAGAACGGCGAGACGATCTTCGAGGGGCCGATCGACTCGGAGTCGCACCCGCCGGGCTCGACGATCGAGACGGGGAAGCACGGCGCCTTCTCGATCTTCTGGGGCGAGGAAGATCAGCCGATCAACACCTTCCTCCAGCCCTCGACGCGCGTCGGCGTCGGGTCGCGCTGGCCCTTTGTGTGCTACATCATCTGGCACGAGAAGCGCCTCGGCCTCTCGAAGAACTGGGCTCTCCTCGATTATGAGATCGAGGTCCTGCCCTTTGGGTCGACGCTCGTTCGCACGAGTGCGTTCCAGGGCCCCAGCTTCGTCCTGAACGGGATGCCACGCCCGGTCTTCACGGCGATGTCGGGCGGGCCCGGCCAGGCGCAGCTCGCGACGATCGTCATCGACGGCGGCGACTTCCGCCGCGAGTTCCCCCCCGGCGGCCGCCTCCGGCTCACGGGCAACTCCGCCGGCGACGCCGACCACAAGATTCTCGGCGTCTCGTACACGCGCACGCCGGGCATCCCGCCCGTCGAGCGGACGACCATCACGCTCGCCGACGACCTCACGAACGCGAATAACCAGGGGAACGTCGAGGGCTATCTCTTCAACGAGGACGACGGCGTCAATCCGGTGCATGTGCTCGACCAGCTCATGCGGGAGCCGTTCCCCCACGGGCTCGGCGGCATGGACGGGGCCGTCGCTGACATCAGCGCGGACAGCCTCGAGGCCCTCGCGCAGCTCATGGTCGTCGAGGGCATCGTCGGTCACGTCGTCGCGGAGGATGGTGAGACAGCGCAGAGCGCGATCGCCGGGATCCTCACCGATCTCGGCGCCGTCGTCTCGCTCGAGCACATCTCCGGACTCTGGCAGTTCCGGGCGGTCCGGAAGCCGGTGCCTCCGATCCCGATCCTTCCGGCCGATGTCATCCTCGATCCCGAGCCCGAGATAGAGAACCAGCTCGGACCGCGGCCAGTGGACCGCGCCATCTTCGAATTCCTCGATCGAGAGAAGAACTTCCGGACGAACGAAGTCGCTTTTGACGGCGACGGTCAGGCGGCTCTCGAGGGCCACTCGAAGCCGAAGAAGATTGCGATGGAGATTCCGATACATTACCGCGTCGCCGAGAAGATCGCGGACCGCCGGTCCCTCGAGACGAACGCGCACGGGAACCGCTACGACATCAAGGCGAACCGCTCGACGCGGCTCATGATGCCCGGGCGGGCGTTCGTCGCGAGCGGGATCGCCCAAGTCCTCCGGCTCGTCGAGAAGCGGATCGACCCGCTTACCTCCGACGTGACGCTCGTTGCTTCGACCGATGTCTATGGCGTGCGGGCGCAGACGTTCATCGGCGATCCCGAGACGCCCGATGAACCGGACACCCCTGATCCGATCCTCGATCCAGAGGGGGCGATCTTCGAGATTCCGCCGCCCTTGAAGCGCGATGACGAGCCACTCGTCGCCCCGCTTCGCATCCGGGACAACGATCGCATCCGTGGGGCCGACATCTTCGTGTCGGAAGACGACGTCACGTACGCGCACGTCGGCTTCGTCGACACGGCGGCGACGGGAGGACGACTCCTCGAGCCTCTCTCGGCCACGACCGACGATCACCTCGAGACCGGGCCGATCTTCCAGCTCCTCGGGCCCGACGGCGCGAACATCCGCGACTTCTCGCTCGACCCGATCTCCTGGCACCGCGGTCGACAGCTCGTCGTCTCCGGGAACGGCGAGATCTGCCTCCTCCGGAACGTCGTCGCGCTCGGCGGCGGGCAGTACCGCCTCATGGGCCTCATCCGCGCGCGGCTCCAGTCGACGCGCGTCGCGCACGTCGTGAACGAACCCGTCTTCATCGTCGACCCGCGGCTCATCATCCCGCTCCGTGACGCGGCCTTCGAGCCCGGGGCGACGATCTACTTCAAGATCCAGCCCTTCACGCTTGAGTCGCAGGGGATTCCGCTCTCGGAGATCCCGGCGCTGCAGCACGTCATCGAGGGCCACGGCGTCGTGCCGCTCGACCCGGCGAACCTCTTCACGACGAACCAGACGAACAGCTACATCCCGGGCGAGAGCCCTGTCTTCACGTGGAGCTTCCGGAGCCCGCTCGCGCGCCGCGGCGGCGCCGGCTACCAGGGCTACGGGAAGCCCACGGCCGCAGCGCAGCCGTTCGGGACGTTCAGGCTCCGCTACCGGGACACGTTCAGCGGGACCGTGCGCGGCGAGTCGTCGGGGATCCTCCGCCCGCCGTTCACGTACGCGAACAGCGTCCTGCAAGGGCACTTCGGCGGGGAGCCCTCGGAGTTCGACGTCGAGGTCGTCAACGTAGCGAACGGCTTCGAGTCGGCGAAGGCTACGGCTAGGATCTTGCTCGACTGACCGGTCACTCTGGCGGCGTCACGGCGTTACGTAAGTGCTCGCCACCGAATTGGCGCAAGTAATCGAGGGCGTCGATCACGAAGGGGTCGGAGAAGGGCGCTACGTTCTCTCCAAAGATCGTCGCCCGGATCGCCGGCACGAGTTGTTCGGCAACGATTCGCGTTCGCCGCCTCGTCGCCTTGAATGACCCGTCCGGCCCGTCCAGCTCGTAACCGATCCGCTCCCACGCACAGTGGAATTCGTCGAGTGTCATGCGGGACATCGTAGCTCGGGCGCCGTGGGGCGCGAACGGGGAATCGCGCCCCACGGCGCCCCCTTGACGAGCCCGCCACAGGTCCTCGTGCGAGCGCCCGCTACGAGCGCCCCTTGACCGCCCCGCGCGGCTCGCTACACCCAATCTCGTCGCGCGGCCGCCTCCGCCGCGGGATCACCGAACCAGAGCGGTGTCGTGCGGGGCAAGAAGGGGCGGGCGGCCCGGGAGCTTCGAACGCCGAACCCTCCGGGCCGCTCGGCCTCCTTCGATCGATCGACGGGCGGGAGGGACGCGCTAGATGCCGCGACCGGGATGGAAAGACCTGCAGGCGGGCCTCGAGAACTGGGACGCCGCGGTCCGCGACAACTTCCGGAACTTCTCCGAGCGGCCGACGCCGCTCTTTCTCATGGCCCAAGGAACGATCGGGAGCTACCCCGCGTCGCAGTACGCGCAGTGCGACGCGACGTACGAGTCGAGCCCGGGCGTCTTCGTGCGGATCTGGTCGAACGGGGTGAACTGGATCAACCTCGTGAACGGGAACGTCGTCGCGTGACGGGTCCGCTTCTCGTGCTCGTGCTCCTCATCACCCCCAACCAAGGGCTCACGTTCGTCCTGATCTTGCGGAGCGCGCGGGCCCCGCCGACGCCGGTCAACCCCAACCGGCCCACGACGCCACGGCCGCCGCGCTGGCCGAGCGATTGCCGACACACGTTCTGCGAGACGCGATGCGCCGAGACGCAGCTCGAGCGCGAGCGGAGGGAGTTCGAGGAGTCGATGTGGCTCGAGCCCGGGAAGGATCATCTGGAGTGAGCGCGGAGGCGAAACCCGCTCTGGCCGCGCTGCCTTCCGAGTCGCTCGCCGAAATGAACGAGCGCCACCTCAAGATCCTCCGCGTCATCCAAGGGAAGGCGCTCGAGGCGCTCCGCGGGGCGAGCTTCAAGACCGCCGCCGAAGCGGCGAGCGCGCTGCGTGAGGCGATCCGAGAGGAGCGGAAAATCCGTCGGCCGGCGAGGCGACTATCGGGGCGGCGGCGGCTCCGCTAGACGAGCACCGAATTCCCGAACGAGATCCCGCCCGCGCCTCGACGAGCCGTCTCACCCTTCCTCGAGCGCGACGAGCATCGTCGTCTGCGCTCGCACTTCTTGATCGACTTCGAGGAGCCACCGCACCTTCCCGACCGAGAGGAATCCGCCCGCGAGCGGCTGGACGATCGAGTGTGTCGCGGGGAGTGCGGTGACGGCGAATTCCTCGCAGATGGGGGCGATCAAGTCACGTCCGTCCTCGGAGACGCAGCGGATCGCGTAGCGGTGCGGACCGACGTCACCTGGCTCCGCCTCGAAGAGAATCACGACCGCAGCGCGGAAGGGGATCGGGAGGCGGGGGCCGGTGACGCGGTTCAGGCCGGCGCGGAGGATCGAGACCGTCTGGTCGACGTGCTTGCCGGCGCCTTCGGCGAGGAGGAAGGTGACTTTCACTCGATCGATTCGACGACGATCGTGTTGCCGACTGAGACGTTGAGCGCCGGCGAGCTCGGGCTGCGTGCATCCTCGTGCACCGAGTAGATTGAGAACGTTCCGGGGGGGAACACGACGGGGATCTCTGTGGGCGACGGATCGGCAGAACGAGACTCCAAATAGAGCATCGAGGAAGTTACGGTCCCAAGAGACTTCGACGTGACACCAACGGGACCCCGTCCGAGTACGTCCGCCAGCCGTGGCACGCAGCGCCTCGGCGCAATAGTGTTCTCAGGGGGGAGGCACGCGTCGGTCTCACCAAGCGTCGCAATGCGTCCGGATCGCGATCTGAATCGGACTGGCGCGCAGTCGAATGACTCCCCGCCATATATCCACATCGCCCACTGGCCCCGCGGACCCCGAGTGTCAATCGCGCGCAGCACTGTCAGCAACGCGGGCTCGCCAGCACGCACGAACACACGGCGGTTGGTATCGGCGCCAGAATCGCGATCGACGAAGACGACGTCGATCGGAGTCGATCGTCCCGCATTAACGTTTCCCGACCTACACGGTGCTGCATCCGGAATCAGTAGCGCGCTCCTCCCAGAACTCACTCCGAGAAGGCTGCCGTTCACGATAATGGCGCCCGAGTTGTTGATTGCTCGGGCCTGCCGTAGTTCCCAGTCGCCGGCGTTTGTCACGAGATCATTGAGATCGATCATCACGCCGTCTTGCCAAAGGAAGGCGCGATCGCGAAGCTGCTCATCGACAGCCGTTCCGACTATCTGCCCGTGATCGTTCATGCCAAGAGCGAGACCGCCCTGAAGGCTCTCCAGGCCCCTGAGCGCTCCGTTCTCGTGTCGACTCCAGAGATACGCATCCGGCGAATCTGGGTAGGTGCTGTTCAGCAATCCTGCGACATCACCGCTTGCCGAGATCGCACGGGCCTCGCTCCTTCGATCGATCAGTCCGCCGAGATCCTGCATCAGAGCGTTTCGCCAGACGAAGGCGCGAACGGGGCCGGCGCCTGCTGGCGTGGAGAAGCCGACCACCTCTCCGTTGTTATTGACATCAACCGCCTGAGCGAAAGACCCGCCCAGCGTTCCCAGCGTTAAGGGCTGTCCGAAGCGCCACAAGACCGCTGGCGTTGTGCCGCAACAGACTCCAGGTCCCGAGAAGCCGACGATGTCGCCCCACTGATTGATAGCGTTCGCGACGGCCGGTCCACCAAAGTCCGGTAGAACTTCCATCGCCGGCCCGCGCCAGACGACTGCAAACTGCACCCCGATGGATCCCACGACCTCCCCGCGATCGTTGATGCCGTTCGCCCGTGTGTCAGTAAAGTCCGGGGCGAGGTCGATCAGGACGTCATCGGCCCACTTGAAGGCGTGAACTTCGCCGCTCGCAGTCCACGAGTGCCCCACGACCTCGTTCGATTCATTGATCGCGGTGGCTTCGCAGTACTCCCCGCCCAGGGTGCCGAGGTCGACGAGGCGGTACTGTCCTCGAGACTCCCCGGCGATGAGCGCCAGCACGGCGACGACGACCAGGACCTGCGCGCGCCGCCCGCGCGCCCTTCTCTCTCGAACCACGGGCCTGCCCCCTTTCCGAAAGCCGCCCTGTCGGTTGGGCCCCGACGCTACCACGGGCGCCAGCGCTTTCAAGCGCCGAGAGTCAAGGGAATCCTTTGG